TTATTTATTCTTTTCTATTTTCATTGGAATAATTCGTTTGCTGCCGAATCTTTCATTTAATGTAGGATGAACTTGTTCTTTTAATTCGTTCAGTTCTTTACGTAGCTTAAAATACTCGTCTGTTAGGGTAATCAGACGCTTTAATAATAATTCATACATCTCCATAGCTTAAGGATTTTAATTTGTTATTTATATCTTGAGAATCGTTTTATATAAACACTTTCGAAAAATGAAAGTTTGAGGAGGAATGTATGTTTCTCAGCATAAAAAGTGTAATTTATTTTTAGAGAGTTTCAGATAAAGATATAATTTGTTTTGTTTTTGAATAAATATGATGAAATTATACGGCTTCTCTCGTGGATGCTTCTGCTTTGAGGCGTGCATTCTCTAATTGAAGAGCTCTGATTTCTTTGTCTCTTTGAGATAGTAATTCTTCTGTTTGACGGGTGTATTCTTCCAGCAGCTTTTCGTAAGTGGTTTTATTGGTGATGCGGTTAGATTCGGGTAACTCCTCAGTAGAAATAAATTTATCTATTGATTTGAACATATTACCTTTCCCTCGTAATAACCATTCTGAAGAAATGTGCTCAAACGAACTTAATATGCTTAATATAGTATCAATGCTAATACCTCTTTCTCCCTTTAATTGTTGATTAATAGTTTTCTGATTCGCTGATATTAACTTAGAAAATTGGCTTTCTGAGAGCGATTTATTTTCTATTATTTCTTTAATCCTTTGTATTATAGCCTCTTTAATTGTTTTATTATTATTGGAGTCCTTTATATCTTGGTTTTGTATCATATTTCCAATACCTGTTAATACCCAAGAGATGTTTAAGTCTGGGAAACGTCGACTTATAGTCTTTAGTTTTTCTTCTCCAATAGATCTCTTTATTTGGTTCACATAACCATTTGAGAGGTTACATAATTGTTCGAACTGATTTACCCGTATGCCTTTATATAAGACATATTCTTTAATTCTTTTTGTAATGTCACTTTCCATACTGGTTGTCATCCTGCGTTCTTAATGCTTTCTTTGGCTTTTAGTATTGCATTTTCTAATTGTAATTTTCTTATTTCATTGTCTCTTTCAGATAATAAGTCTTCTGTCTGTTTTGTGTATTCTTCCAATAATTTTTCATAATTTGTTTTTTCTGAATCAGAAGAAGATTTAAGCATTTGCCCAGTTCCAAGCAAAAGCCATTCTGAAGATATTATCGGGTTAGCTATAATAATCTTGTTTAAAGTTGAATACTTAGGTTCTGAGTTATTCTTCACACAATCTCTTAAGGAAGTTTGAGCGATACCTATATGCTTGGCAAAAGCTGTCAAACTTAGACCTGTATATATTATTACGTCCTCAATTCTTTGATTAATAGTTGTTTCCATGTTGTTGTTATTTAGAATTTGTATAAATAGCGGTTTTCCTATAAAATAATTCCTTTATTTCTTTTTAGTTATAGGTAAACCGCTTATCTTTGCATTATCAAAGTCAGTATCTCAGTACCGATTTCCAAATATACAAAAGAAATTTGAAAAATCAATTCTGGGGGACAAGTCTTAAAGGAACTTGGCGTATATTTACTTTTCTCTTTTCACACATATAATAAATTTGTCCCTTTCGACACACGTTTTACACAAGAAGCCCTCTTCAATGTGCTCAATATTATAGTCATAGACTCTGTTCTTAACAGATCTGCTCTTAGAGATATGGAACTTTTCTACATCCCCAACTTTCATGTTATTGATCGTTTTACTGATCGGTTTGTCTTTTGAAGGTATCATTTCTGTATTATTAATTTTCTCCTTATTACTTAATCGAGTCATAATATTCTTTATTTTCTTGATATTTCATTGCTATTTGCTTATCACTTGCTTTGCCTCCTAAATCATTCTTTATCGCTTCATATTGCTTTTCAGTAAGAGAGTACACTATCTCTTCCGCATATTCAAAACTTCCGGCATATCCCAATAATACTATTATTGCCGACACGCATAGCGCTGCTTTACTTATTTTATTCATAGTTATTATATATGATTTTAAATTACTATAAGGGTTGAGGGATAAGCAGGATTCGAACCTGCACAAGTATCGTCTGCTTTCTCGCTTTCGTCCGTATATTGGTTATCCTACGATTCTTAAACTACTCAACCTGTTACTAACAGCACCGGTCTTGATGACATCCATTCTTATGTACACTTGGAACTTCCGTTCATTTAGTCTTAGCTCCCTATGACCATTTTATCCCTTGGTGGTGGTTGTTCGGAATTTCCGAATAACCATCTATTTAAATTGTTTCCTTCAACGCAACAATACGTTTCTTCGCCCGAATTTTACGGGAAGGAAATCCGCCTACTGACGCGAGGCGATCTCGTATATCTTGTTAAGCGTGTGTAGCCGCCCCCAACACTACATACTTTATACCGATTCATATAGGACTGTATCGGACGCTTTACATTAGTTCATAAATCTGTGCTGATTATTATTTTTCATCGTGAAAGGCTTCCCATTACCTACAAGCAGCGCATTACGCTCACGATTATCATGCCGGGTACTCCATCGTACTGTTTCCCCTCGGGCAGTTGCATGATTGCCCCATTGTACGGTACCGTGCATCTTCACACGGAGATGTCCAACATGTCTGCATCCGGAATGTAGAGTTCCGCTCACTAAAAAAGGAGAAGCTGTAAACTGATGCAAGAGCGCTATCAAAATCTACCAAGTTCCTTTAAGACTTTGCGTGTTAAGTAGCCTGTGAAGGTGAACATTGTGAATTTCGTTTTTAACTCGATGTCAGTTTTGCGGCTGACAGGGCGGTAAGTATTCTAGGTGAAACGCTGCATATCAGAAAGACAGGTTCGAATCCTGTACCGTCCACACTCGCGAGGGTAGTTTATTTATTTAGAATTTTAGATTTAGATTATCAAGTCCTGCATCAGGCGTGATGCAGGCATTTTTCTTACCATGATGTTTAATTTTTATATAATATACCAATGAAAGTGACGCTGGATTTATACCAATTGAAGAATATAATATCTGATATGGTGCAAGTAGGGTATATGAATGCGGTGAAATGCTATGAACCGACAAAAGATAGCATCAGTAGGAGAGAAGTGGCCAGATGGTTTGTCAATATGAATTTGGATACCGAGCTTATACGGCAAATGGAGGATGTGGGGTTGATCAAGGGTAAACGAAAAGGTTCCGGCCGAAATTCTCCTATCTATTATTCGAAAGCGGAAATAAAGCAAGCTTTATGTACAATACAAATGAATAAGTATATTAACGTATAGATATTATGACACAATTTGAATTAGAACAGGGCTTAAATGCTCTTCGTAAAGACCTATTTGCAGCCGATAGCATGGATGAAGCAACAGCCTGTAGAGTTTACAACGTAGATTGTAAGGCTGATATTATCGAGGTGATAAAAGAAGAAATTGCGACTTATGAAACCATCCTTTCAAGGTCTGTTGTGGTTGAAGACAGTGGTATGGATTATGATGCTCTTTGTGAAGTTCAAGGATTGAGCCGATACGCATAATACTACTCTTATAAAAGGATGAAAACAATTATAATTATCTTTTAATTCATATAGTTATGGACGGATTAAATTTATATCAAAAGATACAGGCTGTTTCCAACGAGGTAAAGAACATCGAAAAAAATATGACCGTTGGTGCCGGTAGTTATGCCTATAAGGCTGTCCAGGATATAGATGTTACTCTTTGTGTGAAAGATGCCGAAACGAAATACGGTATAGTAAGTATTCCGGTTAAGCAAGAATTGATTAAATCAGAGGTGATAAGAACTATAAAAAAAGAAAATATAGAATCTATCACTTATGCTGATATCGTTAAGATGACTGTAAGGATCATCAATCTTGATAAACCAGAGGAATATATAGAGGTTGAAAGTTTCGGGCGTGGGCTTGACAGCGGAGATAAGGGATTTGGCAAGGCTTCTACTTATGCAAGAAAATATGCTTTACTAAACGCATATAAAATAGCAACGGGTGAAGATCCGGATGATGTAAAATCAAAAGAGATGCTTGCGATGAAAACACTTGATGAAAAAAGAGTTATAGTGAGCAATTTCCTTTTATCTGATAATAACAAATGCACCAGTTTTCTTCAGCGGTTCAACAAAGGTTCTATTGAGGAACTTGATGCGAAAGAGATTGAAATGATTTATGACGGTATGAGAAAGAGAGGTATTGTATGATAGAAACAATGTATATAGGAAGTGGAGATATTCATGCATTATTATCAGGCAAGAATACGAAATCTCACATCTCTCTTATGCAGCGTTTTGTTAGTGGTGAAAAACCTTATTATAATGCCAAATGCAGTCCTATAGACGCTCTTAGAACCGGTGCTATATTAGAGGAAAGGTTTCTTGCTTTCTTGCCTATGTGGTATTTCCCTCAATATGTCGTTCATTGCAAAGAAATGGATGTATTCAAGGCTTCTCTTGATTTTGCAGAGATAAAAGAAGGAAAATTGAATGATTTCATTGAGTTGAAGACTGTTTATCTAAACGATTATGTCGATAACATACAGCCTATAAAAGGGGATAACGCCAAGTTACTTGAATATCTCAAGAAAAAGCATAAATCATACTACAATCAAGTACAGGAGCAATTGTATTGCTCAGGGCTAAATTCATGTACTCTTACATTCCTCTGCGTTAATTCTTATAACGATGAAGAGAATATTCATAGAAAAATATCAGAAGATGATTTTACGAAAGTGAGGATATCAAGAGATGAGCAAACTATAGAATATATTAAAGAAAGAGGAATGATATTCCAACAAATTAAAGATTTTTATACCAAATAGACTATGGCAAATCAAATAACCGGACGTATTTTATCTATCAGCAATACCGTCCAAATCCAATCCAAAAACAGTGGAGCTACATTCACTAAACGGGAGTTCCTGTTGGACGCTACCACCTATGATCCTTATACCAAGGAGCGTAGCGAGTATGAAAATATTATTCCCTTAGAGTTCTCAGGCGATAAATGCACCGAACTTGACCGTTTTAAAACCGGTGATGTTGTTACCGTGTCATTTGTTCTACAGGGGCGTTCCTGGTCTACTCAGGACGGGGAGCTTAAACGTATGGTGTCCATCCGGTGTTATAAAATAGAAGCGCGTGGCGGTGTATCGCAATCCCCACAGACTGCACCAGTACAACAACCAGCACCACAGCCGACTTATCAGCAACCGCAGAACTTTCAGCCACCAGTTGATGCAAATGGTAATGCAAAGGACGATTTACCTTTTTAGTATATGTTGTTCGATTTGAAGAATGAATATCAGATACCCAAATTCAAGGAGTATGTAAACAAGCTGTTTAGTGAACGTGCGGTGGTGGAAGTGAAAAAGAAACTACCTAACCGCACGCTTGCCCAAAACAGCTATTTACATCTTCTTTTAGGGTATTTCGGTAGTGAGTATGGTTGCAGCCTTGACGAAGCCAAAATAGACTTCTATAAGAGGACTTGCAACCGTGATTTATTTGAACGTAAAACGGTCAACAAGAAGGGCAAGGAAGTAATCTACTTGCGCAGTTCAGCCGAACTGACAACAGGTGAAATGACCCTGAGTATTGACCGCTTCCGTAATTGGAGCGCATCGGTGGCAGGTATCTATCTGCCAGCTGCAAATGAACATCAAATGCTGATTTATGCCCAGCAAGAAATTGAACGTAACAAAGAGTTTATTTAGCTATGGAAGATTTATTCGGAAATGAGATAAAGCCAATCAAGATATACAACCGTGATAGTGCCGGTAGATTTTCTGATGAAAAGACAGCGAAGTATGAGCGTGCTTTGAAGGATGCTGGCAAATACAAACAGATGTATCTTGCTGCTCAATCCCGAATGAAAGGAATGGCTAATATGCTGAGGATGAAAGAAGAACTAATTTCTAAAATGAAAAATAATGGATAAATTTTTAGGTCAAGAAATCCCCGAAAAGGAAAGATGGCAGTTCCTACAGGACAATGCCGATGCAGTGGAAGAGATTGGCTATACACATCGGTTTACACCGGATGAATTAGCACAAAAGAAAGAATCTCTTGCTGAAACCTCAATCAAAATCAATGATATTGAGATAGAGAAAAAAGAAGCTATGGAAGCATTTAAGGCTGAATTAAAGCCTTTAAATGAAAAAAAACAGGAACTTCTTGAAAACATAAAGAAAGGCTCTGAATATGTTGAAAATGAAGAGTGTGTGAAGATTCTCTATCATGAAGAAAAAATGGCCGGGTATTACAACAAACTTGGTGAGCTGGTTTATTCCCGTCCTATCATGCCGCAGGAAATGCAAAGAACTATTTTTAATATTAATCGTAAAACAGGAACAGAATCATGAGCGAAAACAAAATCAACTTGGTTGTGCCGAAAGATTATAACGGCAAACCTATCGAAGTAGTGTTAAGAGAAGGTAAAGCACCCGTAGCACTTGACCCGAAAGAACCGGAAAGAGTGGTTATCAATGGAACAATAGACGCACCTTTCAGATGGTTAGAGAAACGTGTCGAACTGATTAATCAGAAAGAGACGAACATTATCGTAAACCGTGATAAGATGGGGCTGGCTCTGACGATTGATGAAACCAGCTACTATCAGACAGAAATCAACGGCATTTTGCAGCCTTCAAAAGAAATGCTGGAGTTCGGCATCAATACAGATAAGAATTGGGAACCTATCAAATTGTCACAGTTTTTGAAGATGCACCGAGCTTTCTTTACTGACAAGTCGCAGAACATGATGCTTGTTTCTACTTTGAAGAGCTTCAAAGCAAAGGTAAACCAAGACATTGAGCGTAGTAAAGAAGAAAACGGAAGCAAAGTGGATAATTACTCACAGGTGGTTGATTCCAACCTTCCAAAATCTTTCAAACTAAACATTCCTCTTTTCAAAGGTTTTGCCAACGAAGAGATAGAAGTTGAGATTTACGCTGATGTGGACGGTCGTGACGTTTCCCTTTCTCTTGTGTCCGCTGGTGCGAATGAAGCGATTGAAGAATACAAGAACAAGGTGATTGATGAGCAACTGGATGCTATCAGACAGATTGCACCAGACATTGTAATCGTTGAGGTGTAACAATGAGAAAGCACATTTATTTAATTCTGTTTCTGGTAGTCGGAATATCTATCGGAAACAGAATATTCAATCACCTCAACGCTTGGCTGGGCGTGGTAATAATATCAGCCACAGTGATTTATTTCGTTTATAAACTAATTAAAAATTTGAAGAATGAAAAGATTGATTAATCTAATGCTGGTCTGTATGACCTTAGTGGTATTTGCTTCATGCGAAAGAGTAGCCCCTAATTATGCCGGTGTTCTAATGGAGAACTATGGGAAGCAAGGAAAAGAGGATTTTAAGGTAGTGTCCGGTAAAGTTTCCACTTGGGAATGGGGCACTGAATTGTTTCAAGTTCCATTGTTTGATCAAAGAGGGGAATTTGCTGAACCTGTCACATTGAAGGCTGCTGATAACACTGAATTTAACGCACGTCCTACTTATTCTTATAAAGTTATCAAGAATAGAGCTATAGATGTTGTATTCGATAACAAACATATAGATAAAGCTGATACAGAATCAGGAAAAGACGGGTTTATGCAAAGCCTTGAAGATAATATACTTGAACCTCGTATTTATGATTTAATCAAAGAAGAAAGCCGTAAGCACAAGACAGACAGTTTAATGGCTGACGGTGGTTCTCTTCTTTTTGAAAAGCGGTTGGAGCAGATTGTGGATAAAGAATTTGAGAAAAGAGGGCTTCAATTGCTGACTTTTTCTGCACAGCTTGAATTTTCAAAGGCTGTGCGTGAGAAGATTGATAGTCGTAATGAGGTGAATACCAATATATCTGTATTAGACCAGCAGATTGCAGAGCAGAAGAAACGCAACGAATTGGAGCAATTAAAAACAGAACAGGCTTTAATTACTTCAAGGGGTTTGACTAAAGAAATCCTATATAAACAGTTTATCGACAAATGGGATGGGAAAACGCCAATTTACGGAGCTATTCCCGATTTGATTAAGTTACAGAAATAACTTTGTTAACCTGCCTGCTCAGTCTGTGAAGATATGGCGGGCAAACATGGATAAGTGACAGAATGGTATTGTAAAGAGGCATGCTACACCTCGAAAAACAAATGTAGTGCTGCCCGTAAATCAGGGGTCTGCTCGTAAATAATGCTGATTGGTGGTTCGAGTCCACCCTTATCCTCCCATTTTACTAATTAACATGAATATACGATGAAAACATTCGAAGAACTGAAAGAAGACCTATTAACCCGCGCTAAAAATGCAGGAGCGTGCCAAAGAGGTTATGCAATGGGATTAAGAAGCGAAACTAAAGCTGACTTACTGATAGCTATTACCGAAAATTGGTTTTGGGTATTTAGGGACGAAAAAATAGTTGATGCTGAATACTTGGAAGATAATTTTACCGAAGAAGAATTATTGCAAGCTGGTATTTACATCCGAGGCATACATAAGGTTAAAACTTCTTCATTTGCCTTCGGCAGCGCAACGGTGGAAGCCTACGACAGCGCAACGGTGAAAGCCTTCGACAGCGCAACGGTGAAAGCCTACGGCAGCGCAACGGTGGAAGCCTACGACAGCGCAACGGTGAAAGCCTACGGCAGCGCAACGGTGAAAGCCTACGGTAGCGCAACGGTGGAAGCCTACGGCAGCGCAACGGTGAAAGCCTACGGCAGCGCAACGGTGAAAGCCTACGGCAGCGCAACGGTGGAAGCCTACGACAGCGCAACGGTGAAAGCCTACGGCAGCGCAACGGTGAAAGCCTACGGTAGCGCAACGGTGGAAGCCTACGGCAGCGCAACGGTGAAAGCCTACGGCAGCGCAACGGTGAAAGCCTACGGCAGCGCAACGGTGGAAGCCTACGACAGCGCAACGGTGAAAGCCTACGGCGATTCTTATGTAGAGGATTGTATAGGGAATATACGTCCCCAGTCAGATTACGCCATAGTTAAGGACTATTATAGCCACAAGATATATATCAAAAAAGGGAAATTTGAAATTATTGAAGTATAAGATAGTTGGTGGTATGGCGGAACAATGAGAGACGCTAATTGAGTACGGTTAATCGTAAAGTGAAATTCTTTGCTAAGTGTTAGATAGGTTGAAACTAAAACCTGACAATCCGTATCAATCCTATCATGCAGGTGCAAGTCCTGCTACCACCACAAACTAAAATTATAAACAATGCCATACTACATAAAAAGAGCCAAGGCTAAGAAGAAAGACAAGCCTTTACCTCTGTTTGATAAAGTAGGGGTAACAGTAAAGAAGAAGCCGGATTTGAAAGCTAAACTCGACAAAGAGTTTTCTCTTTTCATCCGGCTTCGTGATGCAATGCCAAACGGGTATTTTAGATGTATCTCGTGCGGACAGATAAAGCCTTTTACACAAGCAGACTGCGGGCACTATTTCAGTCGTACACACCTGGCAACACGTTTCGATGAAAATAACTGCCATGCTGAGTGCCGTCACTGCAACAGGTTCAAAGCCGACCATTTGGAAGGCTATCGGGTGAATCTAATTGCTAAAATCGGTCAACAGAAGTTTGATTTGCTGAAAGTCAAAGTTGCCAGCACTTCCAAAATGACTGATTTTGAGTACGAACAGCTAATCAAGTATTACAAGGTCCTTAATAAGAAATTACGAAAGGAGAAAGGATTATGAGAACAATTAAATTTAGAGGTAAACGCATCAAGGACGGCAAATGGATATATGGAAATATTGCCAATTATTCTTCTAACTTTTGCTCGTTAAACATTAACAAACTTGTAATCTTTGAGAATATAGCAAGTTTTACAACAGATAACTTCGGATTTGTTGTAAATGATTGTGAAGTTGCCAACAACACAGTCGGGCAGTTTACAGGACTGATTGATAGGAACGGCAAAGAGATTTATGAAGGTGATATTGTACAACTAGACTATATTACAACGAGTGGAAAACACCGCATAGGACTTTCATTTGAGGTTAAATGGTGTACCCAAGAAGGATGCTGGGTCGGATGGGATGGCTTTGTAGAAAACACTCTTCAACAGACACGCAAAATGTTTGTAGTTAAAGGTAATATCCATGACAATCCCGAACTATTGAAAGGAGAAGCAGAATGACTTACCAACTACGTGATTACCAACAGAAAGCTTCTGATGCTGCTGTTTCTTTCTTCAACAACAAGGCGAAGAAAACAAATGCCATTATGGTGTTACCTACGGGCAGCGGAAAGTCGCTTATCATAGCGGATATAGCCGCAAGGCTTGACGGTCATACCTTGGTGTTCCAGCCCTCGAAGGAAATACTCGAACAGAATTTCAAGAAACTCTGTTCATACGGCATTCTTGATTGCAGTATCTATTCAGCATCCTTTAACTCAAAGGAGATAAGCCGGATAACATTTGCCACCATCGGCAGTGTGAAGAATCATCCCGAACTGTTTACCCACTTCAAGAACATCATTGTGGATGAATGTCATCTTGTAAACCCCAAAGAGGGAATGTACAAGGATTTTTTTGATGCAGTGAAGTGTAAGGTTCTTGGACTGACAGCAACGCCATACCGTTTAAGCTCCAGCCGTGATTTCGGCTCCATGCTGAAATTTATCACTCGGACAAAACCTCATGTCTTTTCAGAGGTCATTTATCATGTACAGGTATCAACCCTATTAGATATGGGCTACTTGGCGAAGTTGGATTACTATTCAATGAATCCTTCAGGGTGGAACGAACTCAATTTGAAGGTAAATACCACTGGTGCCGACTACACAGATAAGTCAGTCCAAAGAGAATATGAACGAATTGACTTCTACGGTTATCTCGTTCATATCGTCCAAAGGCTGATGAATCCCAAAGCAGGTGGTAAGAGAAAAGGCATTTTAGTATTTACCAAGTTCTTGAAAGAAGCCGAACAGCTTACGTGGTCCATTCCCGGATGCGCTATTGTTTCGGGTGATACTCCCAAATCTACTCGTGAAAGAATCCTTGCTGCGTTCAAATCTGGTGAAATCCCGGTCGTTGCCAATGTCGGAGTTCTGACTACTGGTTTTGATTATCCCGAGCTTGATACGGTTGTTATGGCCCGTCCTACGATGTCACTTGCTATGTGGTATCAGATAGTTGGTCGGGCTATTCGTCCACATCCTCAGAAAGAGGTTGGATGGATTGTAGATTTATGTGGAAACATCAAACGCTTCGGTGAAGTATCTGATTTAAGGCTTGTTGATGGAAGCAATGGCAAATGGGCCGTTTACTCCAAAGGTAGACAACTAACTAATGTGAGATTCTAATATGAAAAGTATAAAAGAAGTAATTAAGGACATTGAGCATATTCCAAAGTATCCCCAAAGTGGAGAATATAATCTGTATTACCTAATAAAATGTTTGTATGGCACGTATACGAACCATTAAGCCAGAATTTTGGGAAGATACAAAAATAGGGCGTATAACAAGGGATGCAAGACTAATTTTAATATTTCTATGGTATTCATCTGATAATGACAACAAGTCTAACTACACATTAGATTTTGTAAAAAAGGGAGCTAATTTGCACAGGTACGGAAAAATTATTCATGAGAAAGTCATACAAGAATTATCAGATAATGGATTAGTCGAAATATTAGATAGCAAATATCTAAAGTTAATACCAAGAAATATTCTAGGTATAAGGCGTTCAGATAGATTCGATGTACAAGACTGGGGAGAGTGGAAGAAAATTAGTGAGATTGTCTTTAAAAGGGATAATTATACTTGTTTCTATTGCGGACGGTCTGATTGTAAAATGGAGATAGACCATTTATTGCCTGTATCAAGAGGCGGAAGTGATAATATTTCTAATTTGGTTACTTCATGCAGAAGATGCAATGCGCAGAAGCATGATAAAACTTTAGACGAATTTTTGGAATGGAGGAAATGCAATGAGAGATAGTTTTATTTTTTATAGAAGTTTCTATGAAGCAATAAAGGATCTGCCGAGAGATATTCAGGGTGAGATTTACACGGCTATAATGGAGTATAGCCTATATGGTAATGAAGCTGAGAATCTAAAGCCGGTCGCTCGTAGTATCTTCACTTTGATAAAACCTCAAATTGATGTCAATAACAAACGTTTTGACAATGGATGTAAGGGTGGAAGACCAAAAAACGATAACCAAGAAGAAACCAAGCCAAAACCAAACGATAACCAAGAAGAAACCAAGCCAAAACCTAATTATAATGATAATAAGAATAAGAATGTAAATGAATATATCCCCCCTATAATCCCCCAAGGGGATGTAGCACATTCAGACGAGCATCATGAAACGATAGATTATAATGCTCTTATGAATATATTCAATAGGATGTTTGAAAACAAACTCCCTAGAATATCATCTATGACGGATAAGAGGAAGAAATCTGTAAAAGCAAGGGCTTCCGAACACGGGAAAACATCAATAATGGATGTTTTCAACAACGTGGCCCAGTCTGCATTTCTTCTAGGACGCAATAACCAAAATTGGAGATGTGATTTTGATTGGATATTTAAACCGACAAATTTCATAAAAATATTGGAAGGAAACTATAATGGGACAAGACTTAGTAAAAATCAACAGGATAGCGAGCAGCGAAAACGTGATTCAGTTCTTGCAGTCGCTACAACCGTCAGAGAAGCTGCCGCAAAAAAGAGAAAGGAACTTGAAGCAGAAGGCGTTATTGAATAAATATCCTGATCCTGCACAATTTATTCTTGATTACAACCCTGATTTGCAATTCAAACTTGTCAGATGTAATGCAACTCATTCAGAACTGGCATTGAATGACAGTATTCCAAGCTTAGGGTTATTGTCTTCCACTTACGGAGATGAAACCCCGATAGAATGGCTAAAGATACAGTTTGGTTCACTGAACGACTTTGCGGAGGTATCGACTAAGATAACAAAAGAACAACTCTCTGAACTATCAGAGATATTTCTTTCGGAGTATTACTACATCAATACCGCTGAGATTTGCTTTTTTATTGCACGATTCAAGGCTGGCAAGTATGGAAGATTTTACGGAGCAATAGACCCCATGAAAATAACAAGTGCGATGTTAGACTACATATCCGAACGAAGAAAGGATATTGAGCGTAAAGAAAGGGAAGAATACAGAATGCAGCGTGAGAAAGAGATAGAAGAACGTGGGAATAACAGGATCTCTTATGCTGAATATCAAGAATTGAAACGCCGGGCGAAATCCGGAGATGAAAAAGCCAGAAAAATGCTAATGTTCTCATGAAAGTAACTATCTACTGGGAGAACAAGTCTACTCCTGTTATCCGTAAGAGAATCTGTGATCGATTTGGCATTCCTCACTATATATCTGTAAATGGTGAGACTCAGGCAGAAATAAGTGAAGAAAATATGTCGGATCTGATAGAGTTGGTTAAACGAGGCTTTATAAGCTTAAGGAATAAATAATATGTTAGTAGGAACAACAAATCTTAATACGACGCTCAATATGGCATACGTCCTGACCGACGTCGTGGAAACGCTTCTCTACGATTTGAGAAGCGAAATGGGAAAGCAAGGCTATGAATTACGCCACGATGCGAAACGCAATTTCAACACAGCAATAGCCGCGATCCGGAAATTGAAACAAGATGTGGATAAATCCCAGCTATCCACACAGGAAAATTTTGGAAATGACTCGGATTGTCTTCTTGCCTTCATCCGGCTATTGGTAGACCGTTGCGGTGATGATGACAAGAAGATGTTTGAGTTTTATAATTATATCAAACGGTATCCGTCTCAACTCGGTTTGGAGCTGTCTGATGAAAAGTGTGTGTTTGCGCATGTTTTTGAGAATAAATAACCATCAAAACTTAGTAAAATGGATCCAAGAATACTTCTTCGTTTGGCTGCAATGTTTGTCTTTATTGCTTCGATTGTGGCTAACTTTCGAGACAGGGACGATTCAACCCTGATGTCCTTATTATTAAATATTATTGGGTGGTTGATATTGATTTATAGTAAATTATAAACGTTTAAAACTGATCAATAATGATCAATAAAAGAAAGAAATGAGCGTATGACAAAGGAAGAAGCTATACAAGCAATGAAAAATGGTAGAAAAGTTAGACATTACTATTTTAGCAAAGAAGAATGGATGACAATGAATAGTGACGGGATGGTAGTGCTTGAAGATGGAGTAATTTGTACCCTTGAAGATATCTATAGATGGCGAACATCAAAGGATTGGGAGGATGGATATGAAGTAATTAACGAATATCTGATAAGAAATGAGTGAATTATATATACCTATTGAACGCCCTACGAGGAACTTAATTACTGGTAAGTTTTTAAAAGGTCACATTCCTCACAATAAGGGGAAAAAGATTTCAGATTACATGGACTTAGATAAAGCCGAAAAGATAAAACGAATCGGAACGAAGAATCTTGTACGAACCTGTCGGATAGCGGGATGGAATGCAAAGCCTGTTGTTGCGATTGAAAAAGACAAACTTGTGGGCGTTTATCATTCAGCCTGCGAGGCTGGTAGAAGAAATGGAATATGTGTACAGAATATAGTTATCTGTTGTTTCGGCAAGCGTAAACATGCTGGTGGGTATCAATGGTTTTGGGAAAACGATAATACTTGGTGTGATTTAGTTAACATGGAGAAATAAATATATATTATGATTTATGGATACATTAGAGTAAGTAGTGATAAACAAACTGTAGAAAACCAACGTTTTGAGATAAGTAATTTTTGTAAAATTAATGAGTTAACAATTGACGATTGGATAGAAGAAACTATCAGTGGAACGAAAAATTACACAAAACGACAGCTTGGACGTTTACTACGTAAAGTACGCAAAGATGATATTATCATCTGTAGTGAACTTTCACGTCTTGGACGTAATCTCTTTATGATTATGGAAATCTTGAATATCTGTATGACAAAGGGATGCAAAGTGTGGACAATTAAAGATAACTATCGACTTGGGGAAGATATACAAAGTAAAGTTCTTGCCTTTGCTTTCGGATTGTCAGCTGAGATTGAACGTAATCTTATCAGTCAACGTACAAAAGAGGCATTAGCTAGAAAAAAAGCAGAAGGGGCAATGCTCGGTCATCGTCGTGGCTTTCGCTGTAGACTTAATCCCAAATGTGCCAACAAACATGATTATATTGTAAAAGAAATGTCCAAAGGAACAGAAAAAACTTTTATAGCTAAGAAATTGAAAGTGTCAAAGGGAACATTATATCGTTATCTTGTTTACACAGGTATTCATTTCCCAGCCAATTGCCAACAAGAGGGATGGAAAAATCATAGTATCTATCATTGATTATCATGTACTACAAACATTATATTAAAAAAAATAGACAGTAATGGAGGGATATTACGAAATAAAAGAGAAGCATCCAGACTACCTATTAATTTTCAGGAAAGCAGATTTTTGTGAAATGTATGAGAATGATGCAACAATAGCTTCTAAGGTTTTGAACATTGACATCAAAAAACACATCTGCGGGGATAGCCAAACGCTTATGATGATACGTTTCCCGTGCAATGAACTTGATAATTACCTAACAAAACTGATACTTTCCGGAATTCGGTTAGCTCTCTGCGAGTAGACCTGACTTTGAAAAAGAGTTCGTTGATACTATGAGCCAAATTTAACTAATAACAGATTAAATATGAAGATAATAGCCAAACAAGATTCAGAGGGTGAAATACTGAACCGGCAGAACGAACTTCTTCTGGTAGATTATGAAAGAGCGGTCGCATCCGGTTGCTTTCAAGGTACGTTTGAAGAATTTAAAGAATTTCGGGAAGTTGGCTGCTGGGGAGTTACTATGATGCACAAGGACGATTTTTCAGACTTTTCCCAAATTCCCAATGACTTAGGATGTGGTGTTAACGGCACTTTAGGTTCTCTGGGTACAAACTCCGATTCTGCCTTTATTCTTGTTCCCAAGGAGTGCAAGTATTGCAAGGTGCGTTCTTTCCCTACTCTTGAGCAAGCGGAATGCTTTGTTTCAGAGAATCCCCGTATGACTGATATCGAAATCATCACAGAATGTGAATTTGTAAAAGCATGGAATGATAGGTTTTATCCGTTGAACCGATTATAAATACCCAAGTAGTTATGATAGAAATATTAGAATTTATCTTTCAAAGTTTCTGGCATTGGTTAGGTACCGTAATACTTATAGCTGTCATTCCTGTTCCGTTTGGGAGCACTCGAACCCTGTTATGTATAAAAGGGAAAAGACATGAAAAAAGCAAAACTGATAAGACATGAAGGAGTCATATACAGGCATTGGGATATGTCATTGTTACCAATGTCGAATGGATAAGAAGCATTGCAGTTCTAAAAAAAGAAAGTTTGAGAAACGGGCTATAAATAAGTTCCGTCGGAAACAATTGAAATTAGATGAAATAATAAAATGCAATCGTTTTGGAAAATATTGGGCTTGATCCCAATGCTTTCCGATTTTAAAAAAGAAAGGGTCTAATTATGAAACAGACATTAGAAGAAGCCGAGAAAGAATATTGCGAAAAGAATTATCCGTATTCAGATTTGAATATAAGGTTGCTGGTGGAAAATGCGTTTGAAGCTGGTGCTGAATGGCAATCAAATCAATCACCTTGGATAAGTGTGAAAGAGAAGGCTGGTTGCGATTCATCGAATGATTGTATTGTAATGGATAGTGATGGTGAGGTATTTAGAGCATGTTTCATCAGAAACAAGTGGCTGAAATATAATCGCGGGTATTATGTGATAGACAATGTGACTCACTGGATGCCTATCCCTTCTTTCGATGAAATACTGGAAGCTAATAGGGATGTATTAGAACGGATTAAAGAGAAAGGAGATTAAATATGAAAGCAAGAGTAAAATCAACAGGGGTTCTAATAGATGTAATTCCGAAAATAAATACCAATGCGTTACATAGTGGAGATAACCTATATGTATGTGATAATATGGTATTCAGAGAGTGTGAACTTGACTTTTTAAATATTGGAAATTCAGCTATTGATTGGGAACAGAGGCGTTATGAAATAGCAAAGGAAACAGTTACTGCAATAATGTCAAATGAAGATTTCTATCATCAGGTTTTATGTGAGGGAGCAGAGCATGGTCAAAGACAAATTCAAACTAATATTGCACGTGCCGCAGTTATATTTGCTGATGCTCTTATTAAAGAATTAAAGAAAGGAGAATAACTATGACCGAAAAACTTGTAACATTAGATACGGCGAAGCTGTTGAAAGAGAAAGGATTTGACGAGCCATGTTCGATAGCTATTAATATTGAAGATGGTAGACAATATGGTACTAGTAGAACAAATAGCGAGTTACCAATAAAAGTATGTTCCCATCCTACTCAATCCGCTGCCCAAAAGTGGTTGCGTGACACTAAATGCCTCCATATTGAAATAAGCTATATGTATGGAGACTATTGGCTTTACGATATTCTGACAATACCTACCCATGATCTGATAGGATTGGAGGACAGAGACTCTGTTCGTTACAACACCTACGAAGAAGCACTTGAAGCAGGAATACAGGAAGCATTAAAACTTATGTGATTATGGAAAATATTAATTTGAATAAATGGCGCGACCGTGCTTATAAGACCGCTTGCGAGCACGGTTTCCATGATAAGGAGCTGAGTAAAGAACACTGCCTTTGCCTTGTCATTTCTGAGCTTATGGAAGCTGTGGAAGCGGACCGAAAAGATAGATTAGGAAAAAATTGTAAACGTCGTTTTGAAATGGAATACAATCGTTATCCTGCATTAGTAGAGGAAGAAAAACGATTTAAGTGCTCGTTTGAAAATAATGTAAAAGATTCACTTCCCGATGAACTTGCCGATGCTGCTATACGACTGTTAGATCTATGCGGGCTACGTAGAATTGAGTTAGAAAATGATTGTCTGCATGATGAAGTGCTTGAAGAATATTCGCATATATTCATTAACAAAACATTCACAGAGTCCATTTTCAATATTACTAAAAATCTTATTGATAGAGATATATCCTACTCTCTAATTAAGATTTTCGGGCTTGCTAAGCATCTTGATATTGATTTGCTCTGGCATATTGAACAGAAACAAAGATATAATGAATTAAGACCTATGTTGAACGGGAAAAGATATTAATCATGAACAGAGAAATAATATTCAGAGGGAAAAGCACAAATAATGGTAAATGGGTGTATGCAAAATTACATGGGTTTGGCATGGACTTATTTAATGAGTGTGTACAGGAGAATACTGTTGGGCAGTTCACCGGCTTGCATGACAAGAACGGAAAAGAAATATACGAAGGTGATATTGTTGAACGAATAGTTACAAATGGATACGGTTTTGGTTTTATAGGTGAAGTGGGCTTTGATAATGGAGTTTTTGGTATAAAACATAAGACTTATAAAGGTTACATTGTATCCAGTTTTGTATATTCTTCGGATTGGAATGATGGTCATGCGCACGGAACTGTTTTATATGAATATGAACTAAAAGGAAATATCTACGATAATCCAGAGTTAATCAAGGAGGAATTATGAAAAAGATACTTTTTAATGATAAATTTGGACTTACACAGGCTGTTCTTGACGGTCGGAAGACGATGACGAGAAGGGCAATAACTTGTCCGAAAACCTTTAGAGGTGAATGGGTTGCAGGATTCAATGTGCATATCCAGCAATCTGACAGGAAAATAGTTGATTATCCTTGTATGTACGATGCAGACGAAAGGGAATTTGATGAGGGCCAAATACTTCCAAAATACAAAGTAGGCGAAGTGGTTGCTATTGCGCAATGCTATATGGATATTGACCAGTTTCACCGAAATGGTAAAAATGCAGCTTATTTAGAACTGTTACCTGGACTGAAATTATATCCAGGATGGGGTAACAAAATGTTTGTTAGATCTGATCTAATGCTACATCATATCCGTATTACTGATATCAAAGTCGAGCGCCTAAAGGGTATATCTGATACAGATTGCTTACGTGAGGGAATAGTGAAGGGGCAATGCGGCTCAAAAGAAACACATTTCTTGGATGCTTATTATCTGCCTGTTTCCGACCAACCATATTGTACTCCGCAAGAAGCTTTTTCCGTATTAATAGACAAAATTTCTGGTAGAGGTACATGGGAGTCTAATCCCTACGTATGGGTATATGAGTTTGAATTGGTTGATTAATTGCTTGTTATTTAGTAAGTTAAACAAAGTTTAAGTAAAAGTTTTTAGATTGTTTTATTTTGGTTAACTCGTTGATAATGACTATCTCAACAGAATATTAGAGTCAGCTGATTTTGAGGTAAATTTTGAAGAAGACAATTACGATTCTGGTGCTCGTGATGCAACATTGGATGTTACCGAGAGGGCTTTCGTTTCCGGAGCCGAATGGCAGGCAAAGCAATCACATTGGATAAGCGTTAAGGAACTGTTGCCGGAAGAGGATGGGTGTTACTTTGTTACTGACGGTGATGTCGTTGAGAAAGTTTATTTTTTTAAAAGATGGAATAAGTTTGTATCAACTAGGGATTATCCTCATCTATTTTACGATGAAGGCGTAATAAAAGCCTGGTTACCTATTCCGTCTTTTGATGAGATACTCGAAGCCAACAGAGATGTACTGGAACGAATTAAAGAGAAAGGAGATTGATATGGGATTTACAACACCCTGTTTTATTAGAAAAAATACGGAGGAACTTCGTAAGAGATTAGAAGAATTGGGGTATATCAAAAATTCTCCTGTCTGGACAGATGATTGCCATATAATATGGGCTTATCAATATTCCCATGAAAAGGGTTTTGACATTCCTCATTATGTGATGGCAAATGCTTTTGATATTCCTTTTGATAAACATAGCCTCTTATGCGGGAAATTTATTGATTGTGGAGTCGAAGAGGATTTGTTTCTTGCTATAGCCGCATTGAGGGACGATAGTAACTACATGCAGTGGTTTATAACAGATTCCCCTCTTAGCGTTTCTTATGACGATTCTATTGGTAACGATCATTATTTCACAGAACCCAAGGCAGTATGTTCTTTTGGGATGAAAATTGGAATCATGCCACTATTATTTCAGGAAGTTATCACAAGGCTACAGTAGAAGAACTTATTAATCATTTTAAATAAAAGGAAGAAAAATGAATAGAGATCATAATAAATCCCTTTACATGAAAAGGCTATTGAAATTGCAACATTTTAATAAACTCATAATAAGTGAAGTTGCAGACCTGGGTTATTGTAACGGATATAATACTGTTCTTGATGCAGCTGAAAAGGTTTTGAGTGAGGAGGATTATTTCAAGATTGTGAAGCAATTAGAAAAGGAGGAATAACGATGAAAGGAAAGATATATAAAATAACTATATGCCAGATATCGTTTATGATAGGATGGTTCCCACATGCGGATAAATGGTACCACAAACTACAGATTATCTATTAATCAAGTTTTTATATTAGGAGAAAAATAATTATATTTGTAATGTGTATTATGTTATACATAACTCAGACTAACGAAAAGACATGAAGCTAAGACCTAAACAAGAAAAATTCTGTAATCTTTATATTGAGACCAGTAATGCTTCTGAAGCATATAGAAAGGTATATTCGTGCAAAGGCTCCAGTGATAAAACTGTATGGGAGGCAGCATCTAAGTTGGTTTCAAAGCTGTCTCCCAGAATACAGGAGCTCCAAAGTGAATTAAGAAAGAAGTCAAATATTACTAAGGATCGCGTACTTGAGGAATTGCGGTGTATTGCATTTGCTGATATCCGTGATTTCCTGAGTATAAGAAATGGTATGGTGATATTTAAAGATTCATCCGAATGGACTGAAGAAATGGCGCGTGCAGTAGAAAGTGTTAAAGTTACCAAGGAGGGGATTGAATTAAAGTTGAATGGTAAGAGTTGGAGCATATCTCGTATTTGCAAGATGCTGGGATATGATGAACCGACAGAAGTTAATATAAAACAAATGTTGCTTGACATTGATACGGGGACGGGGGATTAATGGAAAAGGTATCTATTAGTTATAGAAAGTTTAATCCAAATTTTCATCATCTTAGGGAAGCTATGAAAGATGATGATATAAGGTTTATCTTCCTCTATGGAGGTTCTTCATCGGCAAAGTCTTTTTCTGTAGCTCAGGCTATGTTGATAGAATGTCTTTCAGGGGGTAATAATACGCTTGTATTTAGAAAAGTAGGTTCTTCTATTGCTGATAGTATTTATAAGACTTTTCAGGAGGCGGTAAGGTCCCTTGGAGTATATAGACTATTCTCGTTTAGAGAGAATAAGATTATTTGTTTTAACGGGTCCTACATAACATTTAAGGGATTGGATGATTCTGAGAAAATAAAAGGATTGGAGAGTTATAAATATGTTGTCTGTGAAGAATTGTCAGATTTTAAAGAAGAAGATTTCAAACAGATAAAGAAGCGTCTTAGAGGCCGGAAAGGACAGAAAATCATTTCAATGTTTAATCCAATTGAGGAAGAGTGTTGGATTAAAAAAAATGTATTTGATAAAGAGCAGTTAAAAGAAGAGTCAAATGACTTGTATGGTATATTGAGAGACAATGAAACAAAGAAGATTCTTCCTAAAGAATTCTCAATGATTGCTAGAAAATGGAAAAATACAGAAAGGCTTTTGAGAAATCCTAGAACGGGAATTGAGGAAGTTCATGCTCCGGATACAGTTATAATGCAATCAACTTACCTCAATAATTTTTGGGTAGTTGGCAGTCCGGACGGGCAATATGGATTTTATGACCGGCAGGCGGTTGCTGATTTTGATAAGGATAGGACAAGAGATTATAATTACTATCGTATATATGCGCTTGGGGAATGGGGTAAAATAAAGACAGGTGGAGAGTTTTTGCATGCATTTGATTCTGGTAAGCATAAGAAGATATGTCCTGTAACAGAAGGAATTCCTTTGCATATTTCTGTTGATAATAATGTTCTCCCATATATCAGTGTATCAATATGGCAAAATGAAGAATTGGAGTTAAGGCAAGTTCATGAAATCTGTGCTGAAGATCCGTTTAATACAGTAACTAAAGCAGCCGAGTTGACACGTACATGGCTGGAAGGAATCGGATATAACGATGTGGTATATTTGCATGGAGATGCGAGTACCAGAAGCGGAAATACTATTGATGATGAAAAGAGATCTTTTCTGGATAAATTTATAGATGTGTTGGAAGAAACTTTTCGGGTGGTTGATATGGTCCCTAAAAAGAACCCTCCTGTTGCTATGTCGGGAGAGTTTGTGAATGCTTTATTAGAGGGTTTCCATGGAATATCTGTGTCTATTGATGAATCATGTAAGAAGTCTATACAAGATTACGAGAATGTAAAGAAAGACACTAATGGAGGAATATTAAAAGCTCGGATTAAGGACAAGATAACAAAACAGAGTTACGAGGAGTTTGGCCATTTAACAGACTGTTTCCGTTATGTGTGTACAGATATATTCCGGGAACAGTTTTTATCATATTCAATGGCTAGGAAGAGAAATACACATAAGAAAGAAAATATGAAATATTATAATGTAGGAATAGCAATAGAAGGAGATTCTATAGTCTATATCATGCCAGATTGCAATGGTAAGTTTATAATGATACATGCAGTCTATGGAACTGAGGTCTTTATCGACGGAGTTTTATTTAGAGATGGATTTGATGCCGGATTAATGGAAGAGAAACTCAAAGAATGGGCACCTGTCAGTACTGTTTTTGAAAGTCATAAATCATATTTCCAATTTGCAAGAGATGTGCGGGAATGGATGGATAATGTGCGGGCTACCAGCTTATATGCGAATATGGACCAAAGAATATCTGCAAATGAAGAATTTATAAAAGAGAGATTTAAATTTAGAAGTGATTATGATGATTATCCTGAATATCTTTCTTTTATGGATTCAGTGATGGATTATAATGGTAAAGAGAGCTATGAAGGGATTAATTGCCTGAGTGCTTTGGCTTCGGTAGTTGCAAGAACAATTAGGAATAATCAGTAATTGTTTGATCTTCCGGTTCTCTCTCTACTCTCAGGAAACGTATAAATAGGATATATCCCTTTACACGCTTTCTGAGCCGGTTCACGTAAGAAGTTCCGGCACCTTCTGAACCTTCCTCTTATTAGTTCTGTTCTATAGATAATAGATGTGATTTAGCTGATAATCATATTGGTATTAGTTAAAATTATCGTCTTGATGGTAAATTTAGTGATGATTTAGTGTGAGATACTGACTGATTTACTATATTTGCAACGTGATAACATTATAATGTAACGCATCTAAATAATAAATACTGATTTAATATGAATACTCACACAAAAGCTTCTTGAATTTGTGAGGGAATTGGAGCGCAGGAAATGTGAAACTAAAAATGATCTTTTAACTAAAAAGGATAAGTATTTCCCTACTAAGGAAAATTAATGAATAAGTTTTTAGATGGATATTTCCGTTTTTGTGAGTTTAAAATTAGATGATAAACATGAATGAATTATACGAAAAATCTGATTTAAATATAGATGCAGCTGAAAAATTGTATAATCATTGCCTTTATGATTCAGTATGTCATCCTGCATATTATTCATGTTTACAATTAATGAGTCATAAATTAATTAAAAAAGGAGTGTCTCTGTCAGATCAAGCCAGTTTATGTAGTACTAAGTATTTTGGGCATTCACATAAATGTTTAATAGAAGAAACATGTAAACGTCTGAAATTTGATAAGTGTAGGGATGAACAAGATTATCGTAATGGAGTTAAGCAATTAAAGGAAAAAAGAGAGTCTTCCGATTATAAAGAGGAAAGGATTTCGCAGGAAGCAAGTGAGGCTTGTATTAAATTGGCAAAGGAAATAAGACAAAAATTAAATTCAATATAATTATGGATGAGAGAATACAAAAAATCAAGTCATTTTTGAACAAAATGAATGAAAAGTTTCCCATTTTAAAATTTAAATGTGGTTATGCTTTTTCAAACCATCATACTTATATTGTTGAAGTTGAACCATTGTCAGAATTTAGAGACAATGAAGAATATGCCTATCATGAACTAGATTTTTGTAAAGAATTTGAGTGCTTGTACAATGATTATGATATAATTTTTGTATCAGATGATGGGTTGTGTAAAGTTGACCAAATACTTTTAGAAGTAGGATATGATAATCCTGTACGATACGAAACTAACAATGAAGAAGTATTTTGTATACGTTTAGATTGTTGGTTTAAAGGGGAAAATTACGCTTTAGCAGCATAAAATATGAAAGAAGTTGAAGTTTATAAATCAGATTTTAGATTAGATAATTATCTAATAAAAGAGTCTTCATTAAAAATAAAAGGTGGAATTGAAAAAGATAATACCTTATCCATTGACATAAATCCTAGTGGAATAAAGAGGAAAGATAAGTTTACTTTGACGCTAGAATTGGAAGTTAAGGATGAGAAAGAACTTTTTTACGCTAAGTTAATAATAGATGCTTATTTTCTATTTAGAGAGAGTATTCCTATGGAAAGATTAGGAGCATTTTTTACGATGAATGCTCCTGCAATTATATTTCCTTATATACGAGGGTATATTTCAATGCTAACATCCTTATCCGGATGTGGTAACGTATTACTCCCTACTTTAAACTTGACTAGTCTGGGGGAAAAACTTGCCCAGAATATAAAAGAGGCAAAAGAGTAAATGGAAGAGAAGTATAGCCTTTCAAACATAACAGAACTGATTAACTGGGGAAAGCAATTGCTTGTTTCAGGGAAATATCCGAATGAATTCCAATTGGATAAAGCCTCCAAGATCGTAGACTGCAAATACTATATTGAGTCTATGACAATGATGATCGGAGCCCAGTGGGAGAACCCTACATACTATCCGTGCATTGATCAGTTCTACAGGTTTAGGGAGGTAATAGAAAAAATGGATAAGGCAGCCGAGTAAGCTGCCTTTTTGTTCTATTTTTCATGTGGTAAAATTATAACCCCCGTGATTTTTCTGACTAAGTACCAAAATTTGGTTCTATTCTTAAGATTCTATAAATAAAGGGAGATTCTGTTTTGCTCTCCCTTCATCATATTTACCGTCCTGTTTTCTCTATTTTCATGAAGACATTTCGCTTGCTTTTTGTTTCAGCCTGCTTTGTCCGTTCATTGAGGATCAGTTTGAGTTCATTGAGTTCCTTATGCATTCTAAGTATGTCATCGGTAAGTGATACGACACGGCTCAGCAATACCATGTCCATATTGGTATATTTTGAAGTTTCCATATAGCTTTTTTATTTAGAATTTCATTTAGATTAATTTCGTTTCCTTCATCGAGATCCCAGGAGCCGTATTGCTCCCGGGGTGTTCATCCCCTAACAGAGATGTTCGCCTGATTGGTAGTCGAAGCGTTATATATAATCAATCGTTGTAGAAGAACGATTCTCCTTTCTTCCGTGTGAGCCTGTAACCTGTGTACAGACAAACCAATATTAATATAATCTCTATCATAATTTTGGAATATAGTTGTGGCTGTCGGGCATTTAAACCGACCGCTGATAGTTATGTAATAGATTAGGCGGCTGGATTCACCTCACTCTTTATCTGCTTGATGGCTTTCTTCACGTTCCATTCATTTTCATATAGGGCAATGATGAAACGCACACCTTTGGTAGTCCATACTGTATATACACTTGTTCCTGTCGAACCGTCAGAACGTGTGTACGTCTGTGTACGGGTAGAATGTAATCCCCAAGTGGAATAAGGAGCATGTAATATCCATTGACCGGACTGTTTGTAAAGGATACCAATTTCTTTCATTTTCCTGTGAAGCTTCTCCGCATCCATTCCGATTTGCTTAGCCACCTGTGTGGAGGTAAGCGTGTTGACCGATTGCAAATGGTTATCATAGTAGCTGACTTTCGGGGCTGCTTGCTTGATTTCCTTCTCTTGTAATTCGATAGTGATTTGCTTTTGTTGGACTTCTAAAGCCAAACGTTCTTTCTCTTCTTCCGATTGGAGTACCATTAAAGCAAGTTCTTTACGGGATAATTCATGCTTTGCGACTTTATGGAATACTTGGCGATAAACCTCAAATACTGGTCTTACTTTGCGAACGATGAAGAACTCCATGCAAGAAACGGTAAGCTTGTACTCTTTTGTCGGTCTGCCACCTTTAGGGTTTTCCCCATTTTTGAGGGAAACTTGATAATCAACACCTTCAATAAACTGGCTACTATCTACCAATTCTCTAACAGCATGATCTTTTCTTGGATAAACCAACATCCACACTTCATCAAGATTGATTGGAAATTCGTTATCTGATTTAGACAATTCGAGAATAGCGTTGAAATAACGCTTGATTTCGCTTTCGCTGCTCTCTTTGGATAAGATTAATTCTTCCATGACTTTGTAACTTGAACATAAAAAAAAACTGCGCTACGTGCTGTTCAAGTCTACAAAGCAGAACTCCGGGGGTGTTTCCACTTCCCGACACGGCGCAGTATTATCTAATACTTTTCTATAATCATGTATGGGCACAAAAAATGCCGCTAATTTTGCGGCTTCGTACCGCTTTGTAGTTTGAACACTACAAAGTAAAGCATATTTTTTGGAATGGCAAAGAAAAACTAAAAAAATCCCCATTTTCTTGCGTAATTACCAAAAGGTTATTATATTTGCATTGTCATTAAGACAGAGTGCACAATGTGTGATGACGATGAAGAGCTAAAGGCTCGGATTGAAGCTGCGAAAAAAGACCTCAGCTTCTTTTCCCTCAACTGGGATGCAATAAGGGAAACCGAATGGATTTCAGACGAGGAGCTTGAAGATAGTATCAACGATTGCCTTGACGATTTGATTGATGCAGAAAACAAGCTGAAAGAGAAAGGTAGTCCCCCATAAGGGGCTACCGCTTTCTCATCAATATGTAACCAATTAAAATTAACCCATTATGGATGCGAAGAAAGAACTGAAAAAATGGAAAAATGATTTTGCCAATGCCGGGACAGAGCAGGAGAAATCAGAACATAAAAGACGGTTTAAGGCGTTTATAAACTCTTTGTCACCATCCGATAGAAAAGAGTTCGTTACAGAATATAAGAAAGGTGCTATACACGCAATGGAAGAAGCAGATAGATTGGTGAAGATTGCGGAACGGAAAAAGAAACTGGACGGAGTGCTTGACTTTACGTCCATGTCCTATATTGCAGAGCACTATTTCGGCAAGTCTCGTCAATGGCTATATCAGCGCATTAATGGCAATACAGTAAACGGGAAACCTGCTGATTTTACACAAGAAGAACTGAATACATTCTCGTTTGCATTGTCTGAACTTGGCGACCAACTTAAAAAAGCGTCCGTTGCACTACAATAGTGTGTATGAAAGTAACTGTAATCATAGAAAAGGCGAAAGACGGGTTTTATTCCTGCTTTGTCGAGGAAGATTTACCAGGATTTGGTTTGGCAGGATATGGAGATACGGCAGAAGCCGCAAAGAAGGATATGCTGAAATCATATGCTGAAATCAAGGAAATACAGGCAGAAGAAGGTTTGGAAGTACCCGAATTGGATTTCTTATATAGATATGACATGCAATCCTTTTTCAACTATTTCTCTTTTTTGAATGTTACCAAAGTTGCAGAGTTGGCAGGTATAAACGCTTCATTAATGAGGCAATATACTTCAGGTGTGGCAACAGCAGGACAAAAGCAATATGATAAGATACGTGTGGCAGTGGAGCATATATCCAAGGAACTTTCCGTCGCTACATTCTAAAGATAATGTACCGCTGTGAAGCGAGACCGTTTAATTAAGACAACAAGGCCCCATTCCGACACTGTCGGTTTGGGGCTTTATTTGGCAATAAGTTTGTTCGCATAAAAAATAATTAGACCAAAATTTGGTCAGTATGTATCTATTTAATTATTTTGCACAATATTTTTTAATATTAAAATGTTATATTCATGAAACGAACTATTTTATTGTTACTATCTATTGTTTCTGTTCTGTCATTAGCTTCTTGTGATGGGAAAACAAAGGAAGATTATAAAAATGAAAAAATGCAACTAGAAGCAAGAATAAAAGAAGAACTTAAAAAGAAGCTTGAATTAGACGAAGAGAGCATTAGAAAAGCTAAAGACCAAGAGCTCCTTTTGCAAAAATGGGATTATAATACTCGCACGGATGAAATGACTGATAAGAAAATATATTGGGCTTCATGCGAGTCTAAAAATATAGAATATTTAGAATTTCCGTACGAAGGAGGAACCAAGTTAACTCTTACAATTAGAAACATGAAAGGGAAAAATGAAATTTACGTAACAGTAAATAAGGGACAATTGCAAACTTATGATAAATACGCATCTATTCGTTTGGATGATGGTAAAGCTACAAGTTATACTTTAATTGGGAGCGATGATGGGGATTCAAAATTTGCATTTATATATGCGGGGAATTCTCTTATATCTAAAATAAAGAAAGCATCTGTGATTAAAATACAACTTCCTTTTTATGGGAATGGGAAAAGGACTTTTACTTTTGAACCTGGAATACTCGAATGGAATCATTAATATATAAGCACAAATGAAAAACGTTTTATTTATACTATTATCTTTATTGTTTATTTCTTGCTCTAAAGACGATGATAAGATTGATTCTTTCCAATTCATTGGTGATTATGAATTGAAAAGTTGTTTTGATGATACTAAACATTTTCCAAATGCATTAGGTGGATGTGAAATAACAAATGATAACGGAAAAGTAAAATTGGAAATGAGAGTTGAGAAAAACGCAGATGAATCTATTTCATTTGTAGGATATGTAAGCGGAAATATTATAAAAGGACCTAATGGAGATAAATTTGGCGAAATTGTTTGTGGTAGTAGTTTCTGGATATATCAAATAAATGGGGTAGTTTATGAATTCCTACCTAATTATGTAGGAAGCGAAAAGCCTGAAATATCTTCAGGAAGATGTATTGCAACAACTAAAAAAGGAACCAGATGCAAAAGAAAAGCAGATAAAGGTAGTGTATATTGTTGGCAACATAAATATAATCACTAATTTGTTTTTAAAACGAGTTTTCCTATTGTAATTTCCTAAGAAACACTTTTTATTTGGCCGGGAGCAATCCCGGCCTTTTTTATATCTTATCTGTTAGCTGATAAAAAAGGCAATGGAACCTAAATTCCATCGCCTTGAATATGCCTCCAAAGAGGTCTCGTGTAAACAAATGCCGAAATTAAAGTTGTACCGCCAGCATTTCTCTCGCTGCCCTGTGTATGGCTTCCTCTATCTTAGCTTTTTGTGCCTCGGAAGCAAACGCTATCCTCTGCTTGTATTGGCGCATCAAAGAGGGATTAATGCCTGCGTACTTTGCAAAAGTAGATACGCTTATAAACTTGAAATTATCAAAGAATGAAGCTATATCATACTTATACTCAAACTCTACATTCTTCAGTTCCTCTGGCACTTCATTACCTTGCTCTTTAAGCATGGTAATATAGTCATCAATACATTCATGTAGTGATTGTTTGGCTTCATCAACGCTTTTTCCTTGACCGTTCAAGTTAAAACCGTCAAATTCCGGAACATAGACACTTATTGTCTTGTCGTCCCACATTTCAACAATAGCAACCGTTTTCATATTCCATTTATTTTATAATTCCGGTAAACAAATGTGCGGGTCATTTAAGACCCGCATCTTTCATCATGCTGTTAAGAGTGCCGCCTTTTATCTCTTGCGAACCATGCCTGCCCACTCGGAAGTATTTTCCCGTTTTCGGGCTGTACCATACGTCATGTTCTTTGCCGTGACTCACGAAATAGCAGCCTATCTTTGCAGCCTTCTTTAAGAACTCTGTTGTTTTCATTTCAAAGAGCATTTGTTTACGGGTGCAAATATAACATATTTGTTATAAATATAATAATAATAGAACATGTTTTTAAGCACACTTGGATGGTAAAGGACCCAAACCTTTTTATTTTTTTAGTCAGTATCTCAGTAAGTAACAATTATATTTTGTTTGTTTATAATATTCTTTAGTTTGTTCGTTTGCTTACTTAATTCTATTATAAACCAATCTGTTAAATGAAATAAAAATAATAAATTCTATAAATAAAAAGTAGGTAGTTTAGGTAAATAATCAATAATATTATCTATATTTGCAGTGGAGAGTATCCACGGCATATAAAGGTATATGCTACCGTAAATCATAAAAGAACGAAAATACATAAAAACGGGAGTGGGTACGCCTTTGGGTGTATCCACTCTTTTTGCATATATGGGTAGCTGGTTTTCAAAAAAGGCAATGAATATGACCGATAAGGTTAATGTGGTTGAGAAGAGAGGTAATGATACATTCTATCTTACCAATCTTTTTGATTCGAAAGGTGCCATCTGGAAGACGGACTTTAACATGTCCCAAGCCATGGATAAAGAAAACGCCTTATTGTATTGTACTCCGTTCGCTACCGTTATAAGGAAGGTGGGAGCCATGTTTGCCAACGGAAGGGTTTACCTGACAGACTCAGAGGGTAACGATGTCACAGATCCGAAGCTGACCGCCTTGTTTAAGAAACCTAATCCTCTACAAAATTCCATTGCTTTCTTTTCGCAAATAGAAATGGTCCTCCGGACATATGGATACTGCCCTATATATACCAACCGTATTTTTAAGAAAGGCATTCCTCGTACGATGTGGATCATCCATCCCATGCATTTCCACCTGACCGGAACGGGTAAATCTCTTGACCAGGTAGATTTGGACGGAATAGTCAAGGAGGCGTACGTTGAGTGCGGGACCGAGAAAAAGGTCCTTAACAAGGAGGAGTATTTTATCATTTACGACAGTGATATCCATATCCCTTGCAATGAAGGTGATGAGATAACGTTCGGTACGGCCGTAGACAGTTTGTCTATTCCTGTTTCTAACTGGATGGCTTCTATGCAGGCAAGTAATTCCCTGATAACGAATGGAGGCCCCAAAGGGATCATTTACAATAACGATAACAGTGAGACAGGTAACGCTTCGCTGAATTCAACCGAACAGGAATCACTTCTTGATAGATTCAAGCGGAAGTACGGGTTGATGAAAAGTCAGTTCCAGATTGCTGTCTCCCGTGCTAAATTGGGATGGATTCCTTTGAATTATAATTCTGACCAGTTGAAACTTCATGAAGAGGATAAGAGGTGTACTGAAAAAATCGCTAATGCTATCGGTCTTAACCCGAGCCTTTTTAATGAAAGTAAGTTTGAGAACCAGGAATCGGCTAAACGTGCCGGTTACCAGGACCTGATCATACCTAACTCAGAAATAATATCGGAAGCTTTTACGGAAAATGTTTGTCCGGAAGGCACTATTATGAAGATTGACTTTTCGCATGTGGAATGTTTACAGACGGATAAGAGTAAGTCTTCGGAAGTATTGCAAAGGGTAATGGATTCCATGATTAAGGGTAAACAAGCCGGTCTTATTACTGGGGATGAAGGAAGAAGCGTATTAGCTGAATATATAGATATTGATCCTGAAAAACCTAAGGGAGATTATGGAAACGAAGAATAAATATAAAGGTAGAATTGGCAAGCAAACTAAGTCCTTTTCGTTTGAGACAAAGGATTTGTCAATTGACAGCGGAAGCCGGAAGATCTCGGGATATGCTGCCATATTTGGCAATATAGACAAGTCCGGAGATATGCTTATAAAAGGATGCTTCTCAAAAAGTATCCAGGACAGGGGACCGGAAAGTCCGGCTAATGATAAGATCATATTTTTGTGGATGCATGATATGAGTGAGCCTATAGGCCGTTTAACTGCATTGCGTGAAGATGAAAAGGGCCTGTATTTTGAGGCTTTGATTGACGATGTAGAACGTGGCAACCAGACTTTGACACAGCTTGAATCCGGAACGCTGAACCAGTTCTCTATTGGATATAGATACGTGTGGGAGAAATGTGAATGGGATGAAGAAAGAGATTGCCTGATCGTAAAAGAGGTTGTCCTTTATGAAATCTCTGTTGTCTCAATCGGTGCTAATGGTGAAACGGAGTATCTGGGATTAAAGTCAGAAGAGGATTACCAGGACCGATATTGTGAATTGGTATCTGACATCGACGTCTTATGTAAAGGACTTAACGTCATAAAACAACAAGAGTTACAAAGGATCATTGCTAAAGCTATGTCACTTGCTTCTGCAAGGCCGGAAAGCAATCCGCCTGCAAGGGAAGCCGACGTACGTGGTAAGAAGTCCATGTTTAATAAATTAAAACTAAAACAGGATTGCTTATGAAATTAGGATTTTTGGACCTTATTGACACAAAAGGAATGTCTGAGGATGACAAAAAAGTATGGGAGAAGATGGACATCGCCTTGGCTGATTCTATCGATAAGGAGATAGGAGAGAAGATCAAGTCTTACCTTAACGATGAACTGAAGATTGAGGATCTGCGTACATCTATTACTGAAGCGGTAAAATCGATCAGCGATTTCAAGAAAGAGAATGGCGAAAGTGTGGTTGATAAGAAAACGTTTGATGAAACCATCAACAGTATCGAGGAAAGCCTTATCCGGATCAAGGCCGCTACGGAAAAGACCGGGAACGGTGAAATTGCTCTTAAGAGCATCGATAAACAGATTGAGGAACAACTGAAGGACTTTATCACGGTTGAGAAAGGTGCCAAGGTAGTTGACTTGAAAGGGGCGTGTAAAACATCTGCCGGCTATAAGAAGAGTATTAATCTGGTGTTGGACAGCAAATCTGTTTCTACAGTAACCAGTACAGGCATTGCACCGCATTATAACAATACGGTAGATACTACTCTTTCTGTAGATCCGAAAGCTGAAACAGTTATTCGAAGATACGCAAACGTGGCAAGCATCAGTACGCGTTCGTTGACTTATGCTGAGTTCAAGCCGGGAGAAGGTGATGCCAAATGGGTACCTGAAGGTGGCCTGAAACCTAATATGGATGCAACGCTTTCAGAAAAGAGCATTACTGCCGGTAAGGTTGCGTTGACTGTAAAGCTGACTGAGGAAACATTGACTGATTTACCTCAGTTGGTAGCAGAAATCAGAGCGGAAATCATTAACCGTATTGGTATTACAGAAGAGGAAGGTATTATTTCTGGTACCGGATCGGACGGACAGATTACAGGTGTATTTAAGGATCTTCCTTCATTCTCGCTTACCGGATTCAAAGTAGCTAAGTCCCCTAATATGTATGATGCCATTGTAGCGGCATATACACAGATTCTTTCTACAAGCAAGATGAATTATCGTCCTAACCTTGTTTTGATGAATCCGATCGATTATGCTATGATGCAGCTTGAGAAGGATGCAAACGGACAATACCTGCGGCCGTTCCGTGCTGGTGATGAACTGATCAGAGGACTTGCGGTGGAAACGTCTACTGCTATCGAGCAGGGTAAGTTCCGTATCGGTGACTTCAATTACCTGAATATTCGCGACCTGGTTCAGTTAACTATTACTTTCGGTTGGGAGAACGACGACTTCACGAAGAACCTTGTGACCATGATCGGTGAAAAACGATTGATGGCCTATGTAAAGGCGCAGTATAAGACTGCATTTGTGAGTGATTCATTTGCTACAGTAATGGAGGCTATTTCTCCTTCAGTTGGTGGTTAAACATAAAGTTGGATAAATATGGGAAAAGAGTATAACATGGACCTGCATAAGCAGTACGAGGTTGAGTTCATTAAAGACGTTAACTTCTTTAAGAAAGGGGATAAAACGAGTGTGAATATGCCCCTTGCAAGTAAGTTTTTCAAGGACGGAAAGATCCGGGTGCCGAATAACCTGATGCAGGATGCAAAAGAGCTCGGCTGTGAAGAACTGTTCGTTAAACCGGGTGATAATAAATTAAAAGAGTAGCATATGATAATTGACGGTACATACTTTAAGGGGACAACATCTATAGATGGACTGAACGTGGATACGGGGGCTCCTTCAATTACCCGTACTGCAATGAAGGACTACCTTGACAGTTTCATTGATACGTATGAAAAAGAGTATCTGAAATTGGTGTTGGGAAGGGATATGTGCCGTCAATTCATAAACTACCTGAAGGCAGACGGGGAAGATAAGATTGATAAATGGGAAAGGCTAAAAGAGTTTCTAACCAAGGATGGTAAAAGCCCTATCGCAAATTATGTGTTCTTTTTCTTTGTGAGAAGGAACAATGTGCATGTAAGCGATGTGGGCACAACCAGTTCTGATGATGAAGACCATGCCGATCCCAATGTGGTACTTATTCCGGCATGGAATGAAATGGTTGAGATGAATCATGATTTGCTTGATTTCTTATGCAAGGATGACAGCTATGACGGTTTTTCATTTGACCGCTCAATGCTGGAAGAGATTAATTCGTTTGGCTTATGATAGTAATAACGGATGTATTCAGGGAAATAGTAGAGCGTGTCTCAAAGGAGTATGGCAAACATATCTCGTATATGTTTGGAGACTGGAGCTACATTTCTGACCAGTTGTTAGTTTGGAGCAAATCAAATGATACTGCGAAGCTAAAATATCCCGCCATATTCCTTTATTCTCCGATCGAAGAGGACAGGACCGGCGAGAAAGGGAAAATGTCATTGGATATACTCCTTGTCGTAAATACATTGCCTTCATATACCAACGAAGAACGTTCGCGTATATCATTCGCCGAATGTCTCAGACCTATTTACGAGATATTGATCAAGGAGATCGGTAAAGAGCCGGCGTTTGATATAGCTTATGTAAAAAGTATCCCGCACATATATGTTGAGAATTACCGGTACGGCAAAGTAGGAGTGACAGGCCTGGACGGAAAGCCATTCAAAGATTATATCGACGGGATAAATATTAAGAATTTGCAGATCACATTAAAAAAAGAGAAGTGTTATGGCGATAGAATTTAGAGAATGTAAGGGGCAGGAAGACTTTAATACCGGAAGATCGAAGTGTATTCTTGATCCCGGAAAGATAAAAGCGGTAATCCTTATTCCACGTGGTTTTAAAATCCCTAACGGACTGACCGCAGATAAGTTAGAAGAGCTGTGTCATGCAGACCGGCCCAACCGTATTTATCCGATAAAGACGGTTGAGGAGTTTGCGCCTACCGGTGGTGAAGCCAATGTAAATGCAACCGGCTATGGTGGCAATAAAATCACCGGCTATTCGGCGTATACAGCGGCGCTTACTTTGGATAATTATGATGCCAGCCTTAAAGCCAATCTTATGATGGCAAAAGGCGTGGAATTTGACGGGGTAATTGTTGATGAAGACAATGTATTGTTCGGAACGAATCGTGATACTACGGGATTGAGTGGTATTCCGCTTTCGGGAGTATATCCGAGCGGCCAGGATTGGGACTCTTCCGGCCAGGAAGCTAATCTGATCGTAAACCTGATGTTTAAGGATTACGAGAAATACATCAAGACGGCAGACATCATGGCCCTGAAGTTTGATGTAGTGGAAGCACTGAAAGGGCTTGTGTTTGTTGACCTGGTGAAAGTGGGAGAGAATAAGTATAAGTTGATTGAGCACTTCGGAGGCCTTAATGTTACGGGGTATTATGCGGACGCTCTTTCCAAGAGTGCCGGAAAATCTTTCGACGGAGGCGTATCAGCAGTATCCTATGCTAATGGTGAGTTGACCGTTACTGCTACAGGCACTCCTTCTTTGAAGAAACCATCGGAGCTCCAGAAGGAAGGCATTATCGGTATTGAGCAGAAAGAGGCGTATGATGCAAGCGTTTAACTTATAAATAGGATATAACATGGTTGTAGAAGGTGTGAACTTCATAGAAAATGAAGTCGTGAAATGGAAACGAAAGGACTTTATCGATACTCACAAAAAGTTATTTTTCCTAGATAGGGAAGAATTTGAAAGGGAAAAGATACTGGGTGATATTTACGACCGGATTAAGGGTTTGATTCCGGATAAAGGTAAACTGATTGATTGACAGTGTGAAGGGGATGGATTTTTATTAGTTCATCCCCTTTTAAATTACATGGGATATGGCAACATTAAGCGATGCGGCTGATAATTTTAAACTGTTTGTTGGAGGACTTGAGAAAGTTGTAAAACACACAATTCAGAGTAATGCTGATTTGGTGCAGGACTTTATCCGGCAACAATTGTATTCAGGGGTGAATGGTCGTGGAAAGCCTTTAAGGCCGACATATCTCAATGACCCTTTTTTTAATTCGAAAGATGCCGGCAGATGGTTTCATAATGCTGAAGGATATATGAAGTGGAAGATGGAAAAGACACCTCCGGCTCCTTCTTATCTGTTCTTGCCACCGCGTGACATGAAAACTCCAAACCTCAAAATTCGGGGTGACTACTACTCGTCTATTACTGCTATCCCCATTAATGACGGATTGAGGATAGAATCTGTCGGGGTCTCTTTCGGGGATGATATTGAAAAGAAATACGGCAGTATAATACTGGCCGTAGGGCCCGAAGCATTGGGGCATTTTATGGTTCATTTTATGAATCCCGCATTACGGGAATATTATGCAAAATTCGGTATACTGTGAGCTGTTGGTGTGATAATAAAAAAAGGATGCAGGATATAGAGAGAGTCCGAAGCCTTGCACGCATAGCTGCCAAGATGGATCACTCTGTGTATGTGCTTTACGAAAAGAAAGACGGAACCTTTGATTTTCTACCGGAAGGTATTGAATTCTATGGAACGTTTGTTGAATTGGTATTTTATTAGAATAAGAAGTAATAACCATCGTGTGAAGGGGCACGATACAAAATTTTAAATTATGGCGAATGAATTTAAAATAACGGATATTGTTGATAAAAAAGCTTTTGACGAATTAAATAGCTTAATTGCTAAGTTTAATGAAACCAAAAAGGTTTACAAGGAGCTTACCGAAGAATTGGCTGGTGGTCTTGACGTTAAACCTAAAGATCTTAAAGAATTAGCGGATAAAACAGAGAAGTATACCGGTATAATGAACCAATTGATTACTACTCAAAACGAACTGTCTGATATACAAGGTAGATACAAGGGTTTACTTAAGCAAATAGAAGAACAAACGGAGAAAAATGTAAAAGCTATTCTGGAAGAAGCAAAAGCTAATAAACTAAACAAAGATGCAGAGTTGGCAGCTCAAAAGATTGAGACGGAACGATTAAGGCAAAAAAAATTAATAAATCAAGAAAATAAAAGATATAAATATACAGTAGAGGAGGGGATCTCAGCCCTTAGAATGGAAATTAAAACACTTCGGGATGCTGAGGAGCAAAATAAAATACTTCGTGCCGCAAGAAAAGAAGTAGATATAACTACAAAAGAGGGTACTGAAACTATAAAGAAGTTTAATGAAGTCATAGATCGTAACGATTCATTGATTAAAAAGAATTCTGATTCTTTAGTTCAGTCAAAGATGAATGTCGGCCGTTATAAAGAAGATATAAAAGCTGCTACATCGGAGATATTAAAAGGTAATGTCTCTCTCAAAAACATGGGTAATCTGGCCAAGAGCACCGGAGGTCTATTAAAATCCAGTATGGGAACCGGATTACAAGAAGTCAGGATTGGAGTGGGTTCAATGATTAAGGGAATGGTAGGTGCACAGGCTGTCATTTCCGGCATACAACAAATGATAGGTCTGTTTAAATCGGGAGTAAGATCTATTATAGATTTTGAAGCTGCAAACAGTAATCTTTCTGCAATTTTAGGAACTACTTCTAAAAATATAAAAGATCTCACCGCAGATGCTCAACGCCTAGGGGCAGCTACTAAGTATACTGCTTCTGAAGCTACCGGACTACAAATAGAATTAGCCAAATTAGGATTTTCCCGGAAAGAAATATTGCAATCGACTGAAGGTATTCTCAAGTTTGCTCAGGCAACTGGTGCAGAATTACCTGAAGCGGCAGCGCTTGCCGGTGCTGCACTACGAATGTTTAATGCTGATACTTCTGAAACGGAAAGATATGTGTCGGCAATGGCTATTGCAACTTCAAAGAGTGCACTTTCATTTTCTTATCTTCAGACAGCTATGCCCATTGTAGGACCTGTTGCAAAAGCTTTTAATTTCCAGATAGAAGATACTTTAGCATTATTAGGGAAATTAGCAGATGCCGGATTTGATGCTTCTATGTCTGCTACTGCAACGCGTAATATTTTGCTTAATCTTGCCGATGGTTCAGGTAAATTAGCAAAGGCGCTTGGTGGTCCGGTAAAGACACTCCCTGAATTAGTTGCTGGACTTAAAAAATTAAAAGATCAAGGAGTAGATCTAAATACGACATTAGAGTTAACAGATAAGCGCAGTGTTGCTGCTTTTAATGCTTTTCTTACTGCTGCTGATAAAATAGTTCCATTACGTGAACAAATTACAGGAGTTAAAGGAGAATTGGATGACATGGCTAATACAATGGGGGATAATGTTCAAGGAGCTATTGCCGGATTATCTTCAGCATGGGAAGCATTTATGCTATCATTTTCAAAATCTACAGGTCTGATGAAAGATGTCTTAGATTTTTTTGCAGAAGGATTAAGAGAAGTTGCGAAACAGTTGAAATCATATAATCAGATGCAGGATGATGCGGAAAATGAAGCAGTAGCTAGAGCACAAAAGGAGTTAGCCACATCCGATGTTCTGAAAAAGAATCGAGAAAACATGGCTCGACTGTATAAAGAAAAAATTAAGGAAGGGATGTCGGCAGATGAAGCTGCTATATCTGCTAAAGAAGAATATATTTCTTCATTGGAAAGTACTTTTGAAATTGAAAATAGGGCATATAAAACAGCAATACATGATCGGAAACAAGCTGAAGAGGAATTAAATAAAACGGGATTGTTTTATTTTAATTCATCAAAAGGATTGTCTAAAAAACAATTAAAAGAAAACGTTGAGACTGCAATTGTAGCCGCTGCTGGTAAAAAGGCAATAGCATCTATAACAGAGTCTATTATTGAGGATTTAAAAAAAGTAGATCTTCAGCAAGAAGAAACAAATCAAAACTTAACAAAAGAATTAACGGATAAAGAAAAAAAAGAATTAGAAAAGGCTGAAAGAGAGCGATTAAAAATAAAAGAGAACTATCAGCAGTCTGAATTGGATCTGATGGATGAAGGCCTTGAAAAAGAGTTAGCAAAGATCAGTTTTGAATATACCAAAAGAATTGCTGCCATAAAGGGAAATAGTGAAGAAGAGATAAAGACTCGTGAAAATCTTTCTAAAAAAATGCAAGAAGCCATAGAAGACAAAACTGTGTCATTCAATTTAGACAAAGAGAAAAAGGACTTGTCTAATAGGCTTGAACTTGTAAAGGAAGGGAGTGAGGAAGAGTTGGAATTAAGGCAGAGATTGCTTCTTGTTGAACGTGCAAGAGAGGTATATTATGCAGATAAAACTGGAGAAGATGTCGTTGCCATTCAAGAGAAATATGATAAGAAATCTATTGATTTGATGGCCAAATTTGCAGATCTAAGGAATAAAAAACTGCAAGAGCAATATTCTATGGATGCTATAATAGCTTCAGCCAGTATGCAGGAAGAATTGGATGCCTTATCTGCAAAATACACTAAGGGGCTGATTCAAAGAGAGGATTATGAGCGTGAAAAAGCGAAAATAACGCAAAAATATGCCATAGAACAAGCACGAGCGGCTATTGAATTGGCTAAACAACAATTGAATACTCCCGGATTATCTCCGGATGACAAACTTAAATTAGAAAGAAAGATAGCAGAGGCTGAGATCGCTCTTGCTAAAGAGGTACGTGATGCTGAAATTAATGCATATGAAGATACAGTAAAAGCGCATCAAAAGAAAATGAATAAGATTTCTGAAGGTATACAAATGGCCTCAGAAATACTTAATGGATTTTCAGAACTTGGTTCTGCCATTTTTGATCGGAAAATCTCTGAAATAGAGAAAGAACAAGAGGCTAATGAAAAATCCGGAGAGGAAGAAATAGAAAGAATAGAAAAGCTGGCTGAAAAAGGGGCTATTACTACAGAGGAAGCTGAGGAAAGGAAAAGAGTTGCTGAAAAGAAAACAGCGGCAAAGAATAAAGAACTGGAGAAGCAAAAAGCTGATTTACAAACCAGGCAAGCCAAGTTTGATAAAGCTAATAATATAATGCAAACAATAATGAATACAGCAGCCGGTATAATGAAAACTATTGCAGAAGTTGGGCTTCCGGCAGCAATTCCATTTATAGCTACAACTTCTGCATTAGGCGCTATTCAGCTTGCGACTATTATTGCTCAGCCTATTCCCAAATATGCTAAGGGTACAGATAACCATCCCGGTGGGTTAGCTATTGTAGGAGATGGAGGTAAGCATGAAGCTGTTGTAACTGACAGGGGAGCTTATATAACTCCTAACGTTCCTACTTTGATTGATTTGCCACGTCGGGCAAAGGTAATTCCTGATGTAGATATAGAGAGGCGCAGTGATTTCCTGCCTCCTTTTGACAGGTTAGCTTTGTATCGTAGTATGAACTTACGTTCAGACATAGGTGCTTTGATGAAGGATGCCGAGAGGATGGGTGAGCCTATTACTGTGAATGTGAATAATGATTATAGAAAGTTGGAGCGTGAGATGCAGTCGTTAAACCGTTCGTTTGAAAAGATGGCTAAATACCAGAAGAAGGCTGCAAAAGAAGCCGAGCTAAGAAATATATCAAATCGTATTTAATATGATATACACAGATCTTGATAGAATATCCCTCAGAAGATTCATAGATGTATTTTGTGGAAATTCGGACGCCGTGTGTGAAGGAGATTATAGTGAAGATGAAAAGCAGAAAGCGGCGTCCGGATTGGTTAATGAATATATGTCTATAGTTGGGAAGAAGGGAATATTGGCTGAAGTTTCTAAGAAGAATGAAATTATCAGCCTTGTGATGAAGATACAGTTGATGAACTGCTGCCGTTACCTTACTGAAGAGAAGGAGTGGTCTACGGTTTGTTTGATTCTTAATGATATAGGATATAGTCTTGATCCTAATGATCACAATAAGATATGCAGCAGGATTGAAGCTATTTTATCTAACAGTAGATTTCGGGTGGATAAGATCATGTCAGAACAATCCGACCTCCCTAAGTCGGCTATTATGGATAGGGATTACTTTGTGAGAGAAAGAGTGGCCGTAATGCAACATTTCAATATGCATATTGATCCGGATTCATTTTCCGCAAAGGAATATGCCTATATGGTAAAGAGGATGTGTGATGATGTTGATTTGCGTCTGAAATCATTAAAAAGAAAATAATATGTATTATAAATGTGAGTTGTTAGTTGATGGATACTCGTATCAGGTAACGGATAACCTGGTCAATTGGGATGACATAACCACTTCTTTTAAGAGGGGGGATTATGATGGAGTCGTAAGATCGTTCTCTACAAAGTTTGAATTTTCTAATGCTGCATATAATTTATTAAAACGCGTATTCCGGGATAAATATCTGCAAGCATCTGCGAGTGTGGTGTTTTACACAAGAAATAATAGCTGGTTATGGAATGAAAGATTCCGGTGTTCGTTAGATTTCTCCACATTTCAAGATGATGGGAATACCATATCTATCAGTGCTGTAGATGACAGCCTGGCCGCATTGATAAAAGCTAAAAAGGGAACACAGTATGAATATGCTGTGAGCGAACTTACAGAAGGCAAATACTTGTACTATGATGGTATAAAAATGAATCAGAATGTGAACTGGTTGGTTGCCGGGAATAGCATTGAGGATTCAACGGACGTATCGGTTGAGATACAGGCAGCATTAAAGTCCAAATACTTTCCGTTGGCTGTAAAATCAAGCGAGACCTCAATAGGCGGATATATAACCTATGGGGATACTTTTCAGCAGAACGTATCTGATGGTGGTAAAGACACTTTCCTTTTCAGGGCGGAAAGGAATATTACCTGCTTCTTAAGTGTCTCTATCTCGTTTAATGTTCCGGCAAATAAGGCATTGTCTATGACATTGGTAAAAATCGGAGCAGATGGGAATGAAACAGAGCTTACCAGAACTGTTATTAACGACGAACACCCTGAGACCATATTTATACTTTCATATATGAAAGATATAACATTGCTTGAAGGGGATTATTGTTTTATAAGATATGGTTCGGCATATAACATGACTTTGACTATCCGGGACCCTTATATTAGTCTAAATTGGGATGCAAGAATAATACCGGTTAACATTGATATAGTTACTCCTGTCAAGCTTCTAAACCGGCTTCTTCAAAGTATAAATGGAGGGCAGGAAGGAATTACAGGAGAGATCGTTTCAGGGGTAGACAAGAGATTGGATGAATGTATGATAATTCCTGCTGAGAGTGCAAGAGGTCTGAAAAAGGCAAAATTGTATTGTTCGTATACAAAGTTTGTTGATTGGATGCAGTCGGAGTTTGGCTTTGTTCCTGTGATAGGGGAAGACAAGGTTACATTTGTACATAGAAGTAGTCTGTTTTCAAAAAACATAGTAAAAGATTTCGGTGACAATATACGGTCGTTTGAATATAGCGTAAATTCTTCCTTGATTTATTCCCGGGTACGGGCCGGTTATGACAAGCAGGATTATGACAGTGTGAACGGACGTGATGAATTTCATTTCACAAATGAATATAGTACCGGAGTGACCTTGACTGATAATTCCCTTGAATTGATAAGCCCGTTTCGGGCTGACGCATACGGAATAGAGTTTTTGGTTCAGAAAAGGGGAGAGGATACTACGGATAGTGATAGCGACAATGACGTATTCTTTGTTAATGCAAGGCTTGCTTCAATAGATGGCGGATACCGTCTTATACGTAAGATAAATGGTGGTCCATCCATTTCCGGGGTAATAAGTCCCGATACAATGTTTAATGCTGTATACTCTCCACGTTATATGATAGAGGCTAACCGGAAGTTTATTGGTGCATTTACCAACACATTGGACTTTGCGTCTTCTGATGGTAACAGTGACGTTGTTATTGATGGAGTATCCGAGAAAACGGATATCCAGTTGACGGAAGGAGAGAGGCTGTTTACTGTTGGCGAGGTTTCAGTAGAGTCCGGAGATATGAAAGCTCCTGATGATCTCACAGGATTAATATCTATAGAGAAGGGAGGAGAAACATATCATGGGTATATTAAAGACGGTAAGTTTAATTACGGCCGTTCTGAAGCTGCTAAATATACTTTGATAGTAGAGAGTATAAAATAAGGTGAAATCGTTCATAATTACGTTTTTAATTCATATATTTGCTACGATAACACAGGTCAAGAGGCTTGTAACCCAAATTCGGACTAAAGGACTATGATTAAGATAGGTGATATATGCCCATTGTTCTTTTCGCCAGTTAAGGACAAATATGCAATCGATGTAGATTACATTCAGAGGTTTCATACAACTGATAAAATACTCCTGCAAATATTTGCGGATGACGGAGAAGTAGCTTCAGCCTCTCTTAACGATCTTATCAAAGGAACTTCTTCCAATATCCAATTCCAGACTTATGAGGTAAATGCATCTGTTATGATGTATTATGTCGTGTTTACTTCACTTCCGGATTCAGTCTATAGTATAACTTTTGAAAGGAAAGAATCTGAGCCATTTGAAGTATGTTCCGATTCCAATATCTTGGAAGAAACCGCATTGATTCGCTATTCACACAAAGATAATAATTCTGCTTTTGATAATATCTTCTGGATAGGAGATACTCAACAGGTATTCGAATGGAGAGTGGAAGCTGGGTTTAAGCCGGCAGGATATTCCGCAAAGATAGATAATGAACAATACCGCAATCAAAGACAAGAAATAGAAGAGTTATATGCTATTCCACATGATTCGTATGTACTTACAATAGGAAACTCGTGTGGTGTCCCGTATTGGTTCGGAAGGCATCTTAACCGGATATTGTGTGTGTCTATGTTTGATGTGAATGGAGAAAGATATGTAAGGTCCGAGAATTCTGTTCCAGAGATAAGTCAGGTTATGGAAGACAGCCAAATGTTTTTCGTGACTATTGCATTGGAACCACAGGAAAATTCTATTGCCGGTGTTGGCGGTGCTCCTGAGCAGGCGAGCAGCGCATCTATTGTCGGTTTTGTCGTAAATAACCCGAAGGAGGGGGAAATGTTGAAATATAAAGAAAGCGAAGCGGCATTCATAAATACTTCACGAATTTGACATGAAAAAGAATATAAGCAAAATACAATGGTTTGGTTCAGAAATTGAAAACGGGAAAGCAAAAGCTCCCGTCATTTCTCCTGATTCTATGTCGCATTTGGAAGGGCTTAATCAAGGAGAATTTTATATCTGTAATGCAGACGAAGATCCGGCTATATTTATACGTACCAACAGGGATAATGTAGTAGCGTTTAAGCTTGCTGCGGATGTTGACATGGAGGCTTTGAAAAAGGTTTTTCTCAGGAAAGACCAAAACGACACCACCCCCTACAAACTGACCATCCGTGGTGGCATTGAAACCGGTTGGGACCAATCTCAGGCAGAGCCTACCGCTTCTCTCTCTGAGGATGGTATATTAAACGCTGCCGCAGCTATATTGAAAGAATACATCTCTTCTCCGAAGTTTGTTCCGGGATTCACAGGCGAAGGCTTTAAAATATATAAAGACGAGTATGGCAACTGGCATATAGAATGTGATATTCTAGATGTGAGGAAAGTTATGAATGTATTTGAGTTGCTTATACAGAAAGTACGTTCAATAAATGGTGCTCTTGTTATAAGCCAAGCGAACGGTAAAGTCAGTGCAGTTACTGAGACTTCTGATTTGCAATCTTGGATTCTTGAATTTGAGGATAAAGATGAAACATTCCAGGCGCACGACTTAGTGAGATGTCAAGTATTTGATAGAAGAATAATCCAGTCACCGGCTTTTGATTTCACAAAATTTACAGCCTATTTATATGATGGTTCAGCCATAGATGATAGCGTAAAGATAACGAACACAAGCATTGAGTTTAGCATGAATAATTCAGCAAATTCAGGCTTTCAACTTTACATGTATCCAGAGGGACATGTAGCAGATGCTCCTATAACGACTAAAGAATGCAAATTAGAAATATCTGGTTTGTATGATGGTGCTATGGCTGTATGGAGTGGTTTATCAAAGGATGGAATCGGTTCTGATACTGTAGGAGGGCTTTTGACAAATGGCGAGAATGTAATTCGTGCCATCAATGTATCCGAAGAGATATACAACCTTGGTATAATGATTGTATTAGATTCCGGACATGGTAACGGAAAGGTTACTGTTACTCAAAAAATGGAGGATACATCATCTAAAAAAGGTAAATACTATTGGTGCGAAGTTGCGAGTGTAAATGGTAATCTCGTAACTATTCCTAAGTCTGAATTTGAGGGTATTACGCCAAGTGTCGGTGATGAAGTTGTACAGATGGGTAATACTGAGAATCCTCTTCGTCAGAGCTTGATATATATGTCAGCTGCCGAGGATGGCAAGCCTAAGATTGAGATATTAGGTGGAGTCAAGACTAAGTCATTTGCCGGAGCGTCTCGCTCTGTATTTGGGAATTTAGATCATATAACGGACCCGGATTTTCCGGATAATATGCAGCCGCACGATAATGGTGTATATACAAATAACGGTTATTTCAAAGGCATCTTCATCCTTCGCAACGGCAGGACCATCGAACAGGAGTTTGAGTCAACCAACAAGGAAATAGACATCGCCAAAACCGATGCGAAAGCTGCCCAAGATAGATTGAACACCTGGGCGGATGATGGTGTCATATCACCAACCGAAAAGACCGCGTTAAAGCAGGAAATGGAGGCATTAAAAGCAGAAAGAGATTCTATTCTGGCTAATGCAACACGGTATGGCATTGATACCGTTGCTTATCGGAATGCTTTCAACGATTACTATCATGTGCTTGAAACACATTCGGCAAGCGAACCTGAAAATATACCGGTTAGCGCTTCATTCAAGACTCTTCAACAGGCTTATTATGACCAGCAGCGGACAATTATAGACGCTATCAACTCCGCTTCATACTCTTACGTAGGTGAAAAGGTTAAGATTGAGACTGACACGATTATGGAGGCTTTGCCAGGGCAGATTACGTTGGCTGTGAAGGGTGAGGTGAGTAAGGTGAAGGTAGGGGGAACTAATCTATATAGTTATAAAACTTCCTCTCTTGATAATTTGGGAGGTAGTACTGTTACCGCAACCAGATCTGATGACATTCATGGATTCAGATTAGTAGGTGCGTCTTCAGGTAGAAATGCGATTCGTATTCCAGGCATAATCCCCCCCATTCCTGGTAAATATACTGTGTCAGGATGGATAAAAGGATCTCAAAGTACCACTCCCGGTATAACCATTGATGTATGCGATTCTGAAAGTATTCGTATAACCGCTACTGCTGACAATAATTGGAGTTATTTCAATCATACATTTAATGTAACCAATAACACAGAAGATCAGAAGGAAATATATAATTTTGTTGATATAGAGAATATTTCATGGGCTTATATATGGGTGAAAGATTTCAAAGTTGAATCAGGTGAACTTGCCACGGCCTGGAGCCCAGCCCCTGAAGATCTTAACTACATTGCCAAGACCTACACCGACTCAGAGATAAAAGTAACGAAAGGGTTAATTGAAAGCAAAGTCTCCCAAACCGACTTTGACGCTCTCGGACAGGTTGTATCCAATCAAGGTACTGAGATCTCTCAGACCAAGACGGATATTAACCTTGTATCAACGGTATCGGGCAATGCACGTTTGATTGCCCTTGCTATGAGTAAGGGGAAGATGTTGAATCGTGATCCGGAGTTTAGGAGCGGGATGAATGGCATTGGAATCTACAATAATAGTGGTAATGGTATGGTTGCAGTTGAAAGAGCAGCAGATATTAATTTGCCTAATCAATCCGGATATAAAATTAAAATTACGACGTCTGGGGCTGTAGTGCCGGGTTTAGGTGGGTTTACTTTTAGCACTGAAACACGCGCTAATGCTGTATTTATTACCCGGTTTATAGCATGGGTTCCTGTTGGATATAAAATTGAGTGGGCTTCAAATGCCATAGGTAACGGTGGTACATCGAAATGGCTTACTAACAATGTTGGCACTGGTGATTGGGAAGAATATGCGTGCTATGTCAAGTGTGGTTCAAGTGGTACATTCTCTTCTACTAACTACTTTTATTTAGCGGGAGGTGATGGCAGTTTACCCGTCACCTGGTACCTTGCCTTTGCCACAGTCTACGATGCCGGCTCTATTGATGACACTCCTACAAAGGATGAATTAAAAACTGGAATCACTATTAAGCCGGGTGCTATCAATATATTCGGGAAAGATATCAGTATTGCAGGCATGGTTACTTTTTCCGGCTTGTCGGCATCCGAGCAGCAAAATTTCAAGGGTAATACAGGACCACAAGGTCCGCAGGGTCCCCAAGGTCCAACTGGACCTACCGGTGCTACTGGTGCTACCGGATCTATTGGGCCTAAAGGAGAAAGAGGTCCGCAAGGGCTTCCAGGGCCACAGGGTCCTCAGGGTGCAACTGGTCCACAAGGACCTCAAGGCCCGCAGGGATTCTTAGACGCTACCGCTATGCGTAACTTGCAAAATGATTTTGCAACGAAACTCGGATACTCCTCGTATGATCAAATGGCTTCGTATGCTACTCAGGGTAAAACAATTATCAATGGTGGATTGATTCGAACGAACTTAATTGACGCTACAGCTATCGTAGTTAATGCTTTGGCCGCCGGTAGAATTACAACAGGAAATATCACCGTGACTGACGGTGCCTATCTTGGTGGTTGGCAGATCCAAAACAACGCCATATATTCCCGTAACATAGCAGACGCTAAGATACAGCTTGAAATCAACGGCTATCGCTTCTTGCGTATAAATCAGTATGGAGGTGCAGCTACAGTAGGAAGTTACCCATTGATGGAGATTCGTAATGACAACCAAGACTGCCTCTCTCTGTCTACATACGGACAAGGAGGAAAGGCTTTGAGAATCATCGCAAACTCTGAGGGTGGGCATGCAATACAGAGTCATGGATCGCATCTGTTTGGCCAACGTAATTCTGAGTCATGGAACGCTCCTGGTATTCTTTGCGGTGTTTATGTGTATGCTGGTGGTACTGGTAACCAATTTTGGGGAAATGGTTGTACAGTTGGTACAGTAAGTAATATATCAACCGGAAGGTACCGTATCTATCATAATTTAGGTCACACAAAATATTCGGCGATTATACAGGCCTCAGATGACAATGGATGGTGTTTTGGCATGGTAAAGAGTATTACTAGCACTTACCTTGAAGTGCATTTGGTCGATGCTAACCAAGGAGATAGAAACGTAAATTTCTACTTGTATTTAGTAGGTCGTAATGTCTGGTAAGTAAAGAGATAATTATTAAATCAAAATATATAGAGTATGAAAATAGATTTTAGAAAGATCGTGGTTAACGATATCGAAGGCAACGTCTTGATGAAAGAGGTTGAGAAGAGAGACTCTGAGGGCAACATTGTCGGGACGGAGAGAGTGATTGATTACAAAGATGTAAGCAAGGACTTAGGTAATGCTATTTACTTCAATGTGAGTGACATCAAAGATCAGGAGATCGGCAGAAAGTTATATCTTGAAGGTGAGATTGAAGTCGATGGTCCCACTGCTGCTCTGATTAAGAAATTTGCAGATCAGATTTTCTATGCTTATGTAAAGTCCGCCCTCTTCAAATTGCTGGATTCAGCTTTGAATCAAAACAAAGAATAAACTTATTATAAACTTAAAATTAAAATGTTATGAACGAAGAGATTAAAATTGTAGCTACTGGTACAACAGAAGTAAATAGCTTTGAAGGAACTTCTTTAAGTATTCCGACCGTGAAGTATTCGATCAGATATACTTCAATCAATGGTAACAAACAGTCGATATTTGTCGGTGTAACCGATAATGCAACAGAAACGGTTCCGAATGCTGATGGAGATGGCACACATGAAGAGATTAGAGAGATGAAGTTGGGAGAGGTCCGATTTGACCCTGTTCCAACTCCGCAGATAACTACTGTTAGTTTTATCTATACGAAGAACTTTGAATGTTATATGTCTGATATCCGTAAGATCATTGACCAGATCACCGGCGATAAGTCATAGCATAAAAAAGCCCACCTCACCTTCACAGGCAAGATAGGCTCACGCATTTATCTAGTTTTAATCTAATTATGTAATCTGATTACAAATGTAGTATTATTATTTAAAAAGACAAATATGCAAGACAAATCAATACATCAATTCTCTTCTGGTTTGTTTGCTCCTGTAGCCGGAAGTTTCGTAATGGAAGCTATAGAGCACATGATCCCATGGTTGATCACTATGTTCTTTGTGATACTGTGTGATTTGGCTACGGGATGCAGGAAGAGCTTATTGATGGGTGAGCACGTGAGGTTTAGTAGGGCTTGGCGGGCTACAATGGGTAAGATGGTTACTTATTTTAGCTTTGTAATCATGGTGGTGATGATAAACGAGGCCAGTGGTGGAAGATATAACATTGATATATTTGCTTGCTTATCTGTCTGCTTTATCGAAGGTTGCTCTATCATATCGAATATTCTTAAGCCCAAGGGATATGATTTTAATCTGATAGTAGCTATTGGGTTATTCGCTAAAAAGGTATTCAAGATAGAGAAAGAAGATTTAAAAGAGGTGATAACTAAAAAGGAGGAGGACAAAGAATGAATGATATGAAAGTTCTAATTGACAATGGACATGGCGAGAATACACCGGGAAAGTGTTCACCGGACGGAAGGTTGCGTGAGTGGGCTTATTCCAGAGAGATAGCGGATATGGTCGTTTTCGGGCTGAGAAAGCATGGTGTTGACGCGGAACGCATTGTGAAGGAGGACGTGGATGTTCCATTGTCTGAGCGTTGCAAACGTGCTAATAATATTTATCGCGATTCTCAAAAGAACGCTATTCTGGTATCCATTCATTGCAATGCGGCCGGTAACGGGACAAGTTGGATGAATGCCCGGGGATGGGGTGTATATGTCAGTGATAATGCTTCTTTTAATAGCAAAAGGCTGGCTTCTTCCCTGGCACAAGCAGCAATAAGTAAATGTGTGACAGTACGCAAACAGACTTCGGATGTGGACTATTGGGTGCAGAACTTGGCTATTTGCCGGGATACGAACTGCCCTGCTGTATTGACAGAGAACTTCTTCCAGGACAACAAGGAAGACGTGGAGTTCTTATTGTCGGCTGAGGGCAAGCGGACTGTGGCAAATATTCACATAGAAGGTATTATTAACTATTTAAATTCAAAGTAACATGGCTCTAACAGATTTAACTTTCAGCAAACAGGGTGAAGCTTATGTATCGGACCCTGTGCAACTTCAATCGGATGCAGGTCTTCATCTTGAATTTGCAAGTGAAGATAAGGAAAGAAATAACGTCGCTCTGTTTCAGAGTATGACGAATACAAATTACGTCCCTTTTGGATCATATAACTATGTGGGTAGCACAATGGATGTTGCTATTACAGGAGTGATTCCCGGGATGTATATCAAAGTGCAGTCTATCTCACAGCCTACTTTGGCTAAAATTCTTGTATCGGAATGAAAGTTTCAATCAATCAGGTAAATGTATCCCGGGTAGGAATTAACACTGCCCGCATTCAGAGAATACGTCTTGGATCAGCTTCAAAGGGAGGGCAAACTTCTCCTTTTCACCCTTCCCTTGTGGATTATTGGAACTTTAAAGGTAAGAGAAATTTTGATAAAGATAGGAATACTATCAAGGGAATAAAAGGTGAAATATTGACCGCGTATAACTTCGGTTGGAGCTTAGGCAGTGGTTATGGGTTATTTAAGGAGAATTACCTAACTTATAATAAAGCGCAGAATGTATTCGTAACGGATGATCATTTTGTTACGATAATGAACTTTGTTCCGGCCAATAATTGGATACTTTCAAAATACGGGAATAGTCAATTAAATGCTACAAGAATAAGAGTGACAGGACTTACAGCCAATAACCAACTTGCTTATGGGTATTCACCTACTAATGATGGAGCAAGAGTCTTAATGGCAATTCCCTCAGATGGAGAATATGATTTACCTAAGAGTGTAGTTAATACTCAAACTTATAGTGTTGGTTTCATTGTACAGAACGCCTTATCTCAAAATGTAACTATACAGCAAATTCCAGAATATGAAGGAGCAATTGTAACAGATGGTATAGATGATTATCTGAAACTTGATAAAGTAGGGTATAAGGTGGGTACTATAATTATAAAATTTAAACCTATTAATATAAAACCCAATATTGTTAATTCTATATTAAATATTCATACAGATGAAGTAGCTTTACAATATGATACTTCTGGTGTACTTAACAACAATTTTACAACATATAAAAATTATGGAGAATATAGTGTTGGAACATTTAATATAGATAAAAACGCTGCAACTCCTCTTACATTAGGTTGTAAATTAAGTAATTCAGGTCGTCCAATGGAATATAGTAATGTAGCTATATATTCTGTTGCCATATATCAAAATGTTCTCACCGCTGAAGAAATTCAGAAAGAAATCAACGTCATGGAATATGGTACTCCAAATCCAGTGTTCGCATTGAACTTTGATAATTTCGCCTATAAAGCCGTTGATTATCCTGAATTTGCTACTGGCAAAGTTACAACAAATAAAATTGTTGTAGATAGTACAACCGAATCATTTACTGGGGCTATTGCATTAGCTAAAGACCCAGAAGCTACAACTGGTGATCCTATTGAAGTATCGGCTTATAAATTAAAAGTTACTGGGATTGATGCTTATAATAATCCTGATGGAATTTGGGGAATAGCATTAATGCCAGCTAAAATTAATGATGAAAATACAGGTAATTGGGACTCTCCTATTCCAATATATAAAGATGGTGTCTATGATATACCTGCTATATTAAAAGAAGATCGTGTATATAATATGGGAATAGTATCTCAAATAGTCATCAATAAGCCTATTGAGATAGAAATCCTCTATGATAAGAATATCACAAAGAGTTTCCCTGAGACTAAACAAATATTCCCTTAAAGTTAATAAGAAAGTTATGAAATACGTAATTGTAACAGTTGAATGGTGCCTGAATCACGGTGTTGTGGTACCGGCACAAGCAAGAAGATCAGTCAACGGTTTGAAAGTCATCTTGCATGAAGATTATATCGATCCCGTCTTGAGAGAAGAGGATGCCATGACCTCGTATCGGCATGATTCGTCCGAACTAAGAAGTATCTTGAGTGGTCCTGAGTGGACGGTTCCGCAAGAGGGGGTATTATGAAACGGTTGACATGTATCGTCTTGCTAGTGTCGGCAATGTGTTTCACCGGATGTAGGACTACTCAATACGTACCGGTTGAAACCATTAAGACCGAGTATAAGACCCGTGACAGTATCCGTATTGACAGCGTGTACCGCCGTGACAGCATTTATGTAATAGACAGGGGTGATACAGTGTACACATACAAGGATCGGTATCTATATAAGTATTTATATCTTAATCGTATTGATACTGTGATTAAGACGGACAGTATTCAGATACCTTATCCGGTTGAAAAGGCGTTGACCAGATGGCAGAAGGCAAAGATAGAACTTGGCGGATGGGCATTTGGCGGCTTGATATGTATCGCTCTTATTTTATTGTATATCTGCATTAAAAGGAAAGGAGGATAATATGAAATAATATTCTGATTTGCCGGTGGTAGAAGGCCGGCATAGGAAACACCATTAACAAACGCATTCTTTAGGGGCAAAGAAGTAAAAGAAAGCCTCACTACCCGTCATACGACTACCAATCAGAAACGGGCAAACATCGTCGGAACACTGTTAGGAGGCTTTCAAAGTTAAATAACAGTGCCTTCGATGTTTTGTTTTATAATCTAATATGTTCTTTAGCATGAAAATTGTTGATATGTATCAAAAGGTAGTAGCGGTAGTCTGTCAGACGACGGGAATAGACGAATATTCAATGTTTCATAGTAACAAAGAGGTCTGTGTTGATGCCCGATCAATACTTGTAAATGTGCTCACAGAAAGGGGAATAACAGAAGGAGAAATATCATACCTTACCGGGCTAACTCAACAGTGCGTTAATAAACTCAAGAATAACTTTTCTATCCGCACCCGTAAATGGAGTGTCACAACAAATCTACAATCAGTTTACAACGAGCTTACAACGATATAATTTAAGTACAACGGATTTATCGTGTTCTTTGTGATGCGGTTAATATTGACCGTGTTATAATTGTATAATTAAATATGAGTGAAACAAAGACTTACGTATTCCCGGAAAGCGGGAGTGGTGGAGGAGGCAGTATGCTTGGTATGCTTGCCCCCTTATTGCAGAAAAACGGTCTTGACCCCAATTTGTTGCTTGCAATGAATAATCGTGGCGGTATGTTTGGTGGTGATGGCTCTTCTTTCCTTTGGATAATCTTCCTGTTCTTCCTGTTCCCATTGTTTGGACGCAATGGCTGGGGAAATAATGGAGATGGCGGAAACGGTGGCGGATTTGCTGGAGCCGGTATCCCTAACTTAATTAATAACGATGCAGGAAGGGAGTTACTTATGAGTGCAATTCAGGGGAACGGACAGGCAATCAACAATCTGGCTACTAATTTAAACTGTTCAATCGGTCAGGTTCAGAATGCTATCAATGGGGTGATGTCACAGGTGCAACAGGTAGGAAATCAGGTTGGTCAAAGCTCAATGCAGATTATCAATGCTATCCAGCAGGGTAACTGTCAGATCGCTCAACAGATTGCTTCATGCTGCTGCGAAAACCGTCTGGCGATCTGTCAGCAAACGAACACATTGCAAAATGCCATTAACGGTGTTGCGACTGGTCAGGAAAGAGGCTTTGCTTCTGTTGCATATGAAACTCAACGTCAGACTTGTGATCTGCAAAATTCCATCAAGGATAGCACACAACAGATTCTTGCCGGCCAGCGTGCGGCTGAAATGCGCGAAATGCAGAACAAGATTGATAAACTTCGTGAGGAGAATAGCACATTTAAGAGTTCTGCCATGACCTCTCAGATCGTCGGACAGGCAACGGCTCCTCTTGGTGCAGCTTTAAATGATTTGAGTGCTCGTCTTGCAAAAATCGAATGTAATCAGCCGGAAGTAGCGAAGGTGCCTTATAGTCCGGTTGTAGGGATTCCTTCTTGCGTTGCAGCTCAGTATGGTCTTTACAATGGTATTGGAGCATGGGGCAATTTTAATGGTTGGGGATAAAAGGAAGGAGGCATTATATGGCATTCATTAGTCCTTTTATCATGGCAAATAAGAATGGTATTCCAAGATTGGAGAGTACAGGGGTTACCGTAGGTACTACCAACGTACGTTTCTCTTTCCGGAATCATCCGTTCCTTTCTGCTCCATTTAGCGGATTGATTCTGTTCCGTTTGGCACAGCCGATCCCTTCCGGTACTACCGGTACATTACCGGTAGTTTTTGATACCAACGGTGCTACTCAGGCACTGACTACGATCGCCGGTGCAGATGTTACTGCTTCGGATATTACCGGTACCGGAATTTATCTGTGCTACTACGAATCAGGTAGCAACACATTGCAAATTCTTACCGGGGTAGTTTAAAACAATGGGCGGGAGTAATCCCGCTCCTTAAGAGTTTATTGATTATGCCTTTTCAGAATCTAAGAGTAAATAGTGAGTTTTTCATTTTGCATAGGGATGGTACTCCATATATAGAGGTCGGCTCCGTTTCTGGAGTGTCTAATCCTGTTCCTGAGTTTATGCAGCAACCCCTTCCTTATGGACAACCTCCTAAGATGGTGGTTGATATAACTATCAAGGTAGGTGAACAGACTGTTACCTTTCAAAAAATACCTGCCATGTCTGATATTGCTGATGCAAATTTTCCAGGTGGAGGTAATATGGTAATATCCGGTTCAAGAGAATCTATGAATGCGGAAGTGGCGGCTATGCGAAATCGTTCTTCTGAGATATTAGGAAGTGTCGAGCATCATAAGTCTGTGATGGAATCATGTGATAAAATGCTCCAGGTACTTAACCCAGAATTTGCAGAAAGACAAAAGCAGGAAGCGGAGAACAAAGCGCTTCGGCAAGAACTTAGCGAATTGAAAGCTATGATGGCTGATTTCTTTAAGTCCTCTGAGAAGGCTGCAAGTAGTAACAATTCTAAAAAATAACAAGTATGATGATGATTGAAATTTCCGAAAGCAAGGTCGAGAAAATGTCCGACTACGCTGAAAAGATGCTTCGCTACGGTGGTAAGCTCATGCAATGCATAGAAGAGCTTTCCGAGGGTGAGGGCATGGGTGAACGCTGGGATGAAGATCGTAGATATGATGACGATCGCTATTTTGACGAAGAAACCATGGGTGAACGCGGTGGTTATGGCCGAGGTGGTAATTCTAATCGTGGTGGTATGGGTGAAAGACGTGGTGTACGGGGTACCGGACGCTATTCACGCTATCGCTAATGTTTAATTAGGGAGTAGTTTATCTGCTCCCTATAACCTTATTAAGTCATGAAAAGAGAACCTCTGGATATAAGAGATAGAAGACCGGAAGAAATGGAAGTATATCTTTCGCATTTTGGATGGCATTTCAACAAGAAAATGTGTGAATTTGCTGTTTCTTTAATGGAATGGAAGGGTCAGAACGGAGAAAAAGAAAAACTGCCTGCGATGTCTAAGGACGAGGTGGACGCACTGTTAACTAAATACGGTGTAACTCTTAAAAATAAGATCGGTTATGACTACGTATATGTAGCTAATATGTGCAAAGCCGATTTTCTTAAATCATCTGTTCCGAACGAACAGTATCAAGCATTGTATGTAAAAGACACGATTGATGATCCTGACGCACCTGATGGAACAACGATGCGAAGATGGTATGTTACAATGATTGCGGCTGGAATACCTATAGAGTGGGACGAAATGCTTTGATAAATGATAAGGCAACGGTTTATACTATCCAAATATGACTGGAACTGCATGGTGTATTACGCAGTAGATACGTATTACACGGAAGAAATATTGGATTATATGCACTCTATCGGCTGCGACGGTAATATGCTCCGTACTGCGTACGATAACATAAACTCCGGCAACCTGAATACCGGAGTTACTTACTCTAATTTCGGCACCCGGGAAACAGTAATGGTTATTGCCCTTACTTCGTCCCCAAAGGAGTTTGCTAAATCATGGAGGCACGAATGTGGACACATGGCTACCCATATATGTCAGGCCATCGGCATAGATCCGTACGGTGAAGAAATACAGTATATCGGTGATGATATTGTTGAAAAGACGTGGGAATATGCAAAGTCATTATTATGTGAGTGTGATTGCTGTAAAAACAAGGTCAAACATTTAATACGTTAATTCATGAAAAATAAAGAAATTAAGAAAGCATTGAAGAGCGATACTCCTATTAATAGTATGTATGCTCTTATTCCGGGTGGCAGGATGGGCGCTTTCAAAAAGTTTGCTGCCCGTTTTGGTTTTACTGAAGAACGGATAAAATCAGTTCTTGACAATGAAAAACGATAAGCTGGACATATTGTTGGAACAAGTCGATGATCGGTACCATTCCGATTTTTGTAGACTTCTGTTGGTTATGTTATGGAACGTTTAGAAGAAATCTTTGACCGTATTATATCTACATTGATCGATATCGTCGATTCTGACATTCCGTATTGCGCTTTCTGTGCGATATTGGCGAGGGTGTATTGGATGTTGTGAAAATGTTCTATTTTTCATGTGGTAAAATTATAATCCCCGTAATTTTTCTGACTAATTACTTGATTTTAGTTCTGTTTTTCATCTTATGAGATAAAATAGGCCTTTTTGATTATTCTCAATGTATATTTGACATTTCTGAAATTATTTATATTTTTGTAATGGCGATACAGTTTGAGGAAACGCATGAAAATATTAAGTATTTCCATAGAGTTGGGAATATGTAAACAGTGCCGAAAGATCCTCAAGCGTTCGGTACTGTTTTTTTATATTCCCATGTGTGAAGGGGCACATTACGAAAATTGTATGAATGATATTCAGATTTTCAAAAATGAGCAATTTGGCGAAGTCCGAATTGTAATGAACGAAAGTAATGATCCTTTGTTTTGTGCAAAGGATGTAGCGACTGCATTGGGCTATTCTGATACAGCTGATGCAATACAAAGGCATTGCAAATCAGGCAAAAAGGTGTTTCACCCACATGGCAATGGAATTGGTGGTACTAATATGGTATATATTCCAGAAAAGGATGTATATCGGCTTATAATGAGAAGTAACCTCCCTAATGCTGAACAGTTTCAAGACTGGGTGTGTGATGAGGTATTACCTTCAATACGTAAGCATGGTATCTTTGCGACCTCTGACTTTATAGAAGAGGCCCTAAATAATCCTGATGCCATGATAGCGGCTCTCACGAAATTGAAACAAGAACGGTCAGCACGCATTGAAGCAGAGAAGCAGGTAGCTGTTCTTACTCATGTAAATAAAACCTATACATGTACGGAAGTTGCCAAAGAATTGGGACTTAAATCGGCAATTGAACTTAATAACCGTTTAAAGGAACTTGGTGTGCAATACAAAGTTAATCAGACGTGGGTGCCATATACTAAATACGCTACTCTTGGCTGGTTTGATATAAAGCAAGAGGTTGCTGACAATGGCCATATTATCTACCATAGAAAGATTACCGGAATAGGGAGACAAGGTATCATCAATCTTATTAATCCTTAGTTCTTCAAAATATTGGCAGCTGTTGACACACTGTTTCAACATATTGTTTTTTCTTTGTTCGTAAGTCTTTGTATAATAGAATGTTATTGTTAATTATCTTACTCCCAAACAGGGAGAAGGCAGCAGCACTTCGAATGTGCAGCAGAGCTTGTCGGCAAATATGAAAGTGAAAGTGAAGATGCGTCAGGCAGATATGCCTGCGGGGTTGTCTAATCTGTTACATCTGACGGCGAGCAATATGCAAGTAGAAGAAACTGAAGCTGAAGAAATAACGGAAGGAGGAAATAAATGAATAATGTAGCCGAACATGCCCGTGAACAGAAAGCCGGGATGAAGTGCCCGCAATGCGGAGCATTTATTGAGACATCGATCTTTGAATTATTGACATCCAATGCCTTGCAGTGTCCATCCTGTCACTTGCGTTTGAACATAGACCGCATGAAGTCGAAAGCAGCTTTTGACGCATTGCGGAAAGTTCAGAATGCGCAGGAGAATTTGGAGAGAAAAAGCAAGTTCAACGGTTAAACGGACGAGGCATGAAATTGACTTTTTTCAAGCGGATGGGGGAGAAGATCCGCCATCCGTTCCGAAAGGAAATTCCGAAAACAATTCCCGTTGTAGAAACTGCCCCTCAGCCGGTAGCGGATAATGCAACCGAAGCAACGGCAGAAGAATCTTCCGTCATAAGATCGGCAGATCAATGTGGGGAACAGGCACGTTATTTTTTACTAAGAAATAACAAGCCGGTTGGTAAACCTTTCAGTTATTATCATCCCGAGATACGGATCGTTCATGTCGGTAGTTTTGTAAATGCCTTTTTATTTTTCTTGCGTATGTGCGATCAGCGTCTGTTGACCTATCGCCAGACTGGAGAATATCTGCATTGTACAGCCGTTTTTCCGGATGAAAGCGGTAATTTGTATTTCACGAATAAAGTGACTTGCCGTAACAAGGAAAATACTGTTGCGGTCCTGAAAATTGATTATGTTGGCCTTAAGCCAAAAATCACTGAAATTAGATTTGAATTAAATATTAAAAAATGAAAGAGTATGAATCCTATATTGAATAAAATGGGCGCAAATGCCAATGAACAGAAAAAACTCTTGATGGAGTGTGTGTCAATGCTTGAAAAGTATGTGAACAGATTTCCGGCAGAAAAGGGATGTGCTTCATTCTCCGGAGAAGATATGAAGCTGTGGAAGGAAGTTTATTTTCCGAAACTTGTTCAGACGGATATTTTGTTGGACGGTAAATTTTTCTGTGGCACGTCGTCTGGTAATAGTGGTATTGGTACAGACGGTTATTTTACCGGTTATGAATTTTTCCAGTTTATTTATCGTGCCTACAAGGCGCTTTATGAACTGGAAAAGGCTTCACAAATGAGATGATAAATAAAAAATAATTGGAATATGAAGACTATTAAATTAGGTTATGAAGGTGAAGAAGCTCTCTTGCTGTGTCGGGAGTTGAAACGCAATGGTTATTCAGTAAAGGAAAGCCGGACTTTTACACAAGAAATGAAAGAGGCAGTTATTGATTTTCAACAGAAAAACAAGTTGGATGCTGATGGAATCGTGGGATATCGCACTTGGGAAGTTCTGTTCTTTACAGGGCATCCCATTACCGAACGTTTGACTGAAGAAGATTTTATTCTTGTGGCCCGGTTGCTCGATGTGGAAGTGGCTGCTTTAAAAGCGGTACAGCAAGTAGAAACAGGAGGGAGAGGAGGATTTTTTGCTCCCGGTAAGCCCGCCATCCTTTTCGAAGGTCATATTTTCTGGAATCAATTGAAAAAGCGGAATATCAATCCTGAATCGCATGTGAAGGGGAATGAAAACATTCTCTATCCCAAATGGGAGAAGGGACATTATAAAGGCGGTATGGGTGAATACGATCGTTTGGAACAAGCCCGTAAGATCAATCATGAAGCAGCGGATGCTTCTGCCAGTTGGGGGATGTTCCAGATTATGGGTTTCAACTATGCAGCCTGTGGAGAGAAGAGTGTCGACAGCTTTGTAAAAGCTATGTGTATGAGTGAATGTCGACAATTGGTGCTGTCCGCCCGCTTTATCAAACAATCCGGAATGCTTTCCGCTTTGCAAGCCAAAGACTGGGCAGAGTTTGCCAAACGTTATAATGGTCCTGCTTATGAGCAGAATCAATATGATAAAAAATTAGCAGCGGCTTACCAGAAATTTTCGTAGGACAATTATAACCTTTGAACCATCTCAATAAAATTTGAATTAAAAGAGAACTGTGGATTAAAAAAGAGTGGTGAACAAACTGTGAAGCTTGTTCACCACTCGCTATTATCATC